GCAGAAGACGGCATACGAGATTCCTCTACGTCTCGTGGGCTCGGAGATGTGTATAAGAGACAGGTATATTGGATCATTATAACATCTTGCAAATTCGGCAATTTGCTCATTAGTAAATTCCTGAGCAACGTTTGCACGTTTTAGATTAGGATTACCTAAATATACTTCTTGCTGAGCACTCATTTTATTATTTCACAGGCCAAGTTGATTCTAATGTTATAGTCAATAACATTATGAATCCAAAAATAAAAATACTAGTCATCTTTGAATAAATTTACTAATGCAGTAAATGCTGCATGAAATGCAACATAAAGAAAGAATTCTTCTTTTGCGTCATCCTTTCTTCTTTTCCTCGTAGCAGCAGTCATTCGACCAGCGTACCATGAGCACGACGAATCTCTCTCAACTCTTCAAAGTCTTTCTGCTTAGTTCCGCCATCGTATGCCCAGGCGTAACCTTCGTCAATCATTTGTTCGTTGAGAGAGACTTCTGCGTCTCCGATGTAGAGCCACCCGAGTAGTCTGCCATATTTGCCAACACCCCCAACAAGCTCAGTACGAACAGTGAGCTCATCATCACCAGCAATCGCACCTTCGAGTTTTTCTTTGAGCCAGTTGGTTGCGTCGTATCCAAGTGCTTTCTCTTCTAGGTCTTTGGTTCTTTTTTCTGGCGTGTCCACACCAGCAACTCTAACTCGTTCTTTTTTATAAAGGTCAAAACCGAGATCGATCGTGACATCAATCGTATCTCCATCAAGAACTCTATTGATCTCGATCACTCGGAAGTTGTAGCAACTCTTCCGACTCGGGGGTGTCATGGCTCCCATGGGATTCTCTAGTATCAACTAGTAATATATAGCGCACAACCCATATCACACCAATAAGAAGGAGCGCGATTGAAAAAATCACGCTCCATACAGGGTCATTTATATCATTTAGCGGGCGGAGGAGGAGGTTCATTAGACCCAAACATTTTCGGACCATCTCTATATCTAGGATTAGTCTTCACTTCGTGTTGTATCATCTCACCCAATTCGTCAGCACATCGACACCAATCCATTCTTGCATCGTGTGCGCCTAATGCTTTTTTAGATATAACCTATACCAATGGTGCCAGAGTTTACTACACTCAGCACTCTTCTGGTTTAGATGATCCTCCTGATACATGGCGCGTGAAGGGCTCCCAATGCTCCCAATTATATTTATGGACAGCCCACATTCCAAGAATAGGTACAAAAACAAGAAGCAACCCCATGACTCCTAGACACCATGGGGTATTCATCACTGCTCTCACAAACAATTGAACATTATGCATTTTAGCAATTGTCAGAAGGGGAGAGATGGTGTTGACGCTTCTGGAACAACTCCGCCAGTTGCACCAGGAAGTTCTGGCATTTCGGGCATAGCAGCATCTAGCATACCAGGGAGGGCACTAGTAACTGCCTCTGTTGCTGCCTTAGCAGCAGCACTCTTTGCTTGATCGATAAGAGCATCTTTATTTAGATATACATAAGCACCACCACCAATAATGGCAGCACTGGTTAGACCAGAAAGCAAAGCGATAACGTTGATTAGTTTTTGCATGGTTCAAATATCTTTGTTATATCTATCTAGGGAATTGCTAAATTTGTCAAGATCTGCTAATCTTTTCTCCCATGTGTCGCCAGAATCAGATCCTTTACAGGGATTGATGCATTGAAAGTTCCCGAACTTATTACATACCAAACCAGCGAGATCATGAGGATCACCAAGTTTTCCTGTTCCAGACCAATAGTGCTGTCCATTCAACCACAAAGCACCACATTTAGGGCACTCTACTCGATCCATCTTCAGATCTGAATACTCCTTTGAAGGATCATACTCTGGACGGTCAGTCATCTTTTTGTTCCTCTGGAAAAACGTGCTTTATAATAGAAGTCGGTGGAAGATTCAAATCACTTTCCAACTTACGGCGCATAGGGTAAGTTCTAAGCAATAAACACCTATACCTCATTTGCACATCGAGGTACGCGAATACATTCATCGTGTTTTCATACCCAGCATATGCAATCATGCATACCAATATCAACACTAGGAAGTAGAATCCAAGCATGAAAACTCATCCGACTAGTAGTAGTATACCTACTATCTATCGAAAATAGTGTAAAACTATGTTACAAAATGTTTAGCAGTACTTATTTGCTTTATAAGTAAAGATTTGCTCAACAATTCCAAGCACGCAGAGACTTGTTGATTCTGCTATCTGGGTCTGAGGCAGTTTTCTTAGAAGTCAGTTTGGACTTCATACCTTTCATTCTAGCGCAGAAGGATGCCCTCCTGGGATTTCCAACCTTCTTGCTTGGTGCTTTGAGGTCAGATCCTGGATTTTCCTTCTCATAAGACTTTCGTCCTTTTTCGTTGAGTCCACCTTCAGAGGATTTTCCTGCCTTTCTTGTCCAGGCTGCGGATGCTTCTGCGATGAATTGGTCATAGGTTTTTAGAGTTTCTGACTCTTGATAAGAAGCAACGGCATCCATGTTATGCTCGGTGTCAGTAATCTTTGCCTGCATCCAAGCAGGAAGATTCTTTTCCTTCTTACCAAGTTTTTTCTTGAGTGTTTTGATATTCTTTTCGGCACTATCTAACTGAGATTGTGCCATCGAAACCTCATGATCTTTTTCTTCCTTCTTTACAGGAAGACCTTTGTGTTTTGTTTTTGCAAAATCCTTTACATCGGACTTGGACATGGAGGAAGCAGCTTGGGCAACCTCAGGTGAGGGGTTTTCCATTTCCCCCTTCTGAGCTGCCCTAACCATCCCGAAGAACCTTTGTTGTGCTTTGGATTTCGCTGACATGTTATCAACCCGATACTTGGACTTCGTTGATCCACATGGTCATGCCATTAGTGCTATCACCCTTTGCCTGAATCTTGATGCTGTTAGCAACAGTAGCGGCACCTGCAAACGCAGCACTAGCAGACTGGTCGGAGTCAATGGTGATAGTTGTGTTAGTTACAGCAGTAACCTCAACATGAGTTACGTTGTAAGCAGCAGTATCACCACCTGTGAGAGTAACGTAATCACCAACCACGAAAGCATGGGCGGGAGTGCCACCGCCACCAACAGTCAGGACACAGGGATCAGCAGCAGTAGCAGCAATGATTTTTGCTCTCTTGGGTTTGGCAAGTTTGAAGATTTCAGCACCATTGACAGGCATATGGATCACCTGATCCGTCGCTACATTAGGAGCACCACCCCATGCAAAGTGATTGCTATGCGAATCAACATTGATAAATCTGTAATATCCAGTTTTTACTGTATATGCAGCAGTTGTTTGAGGAGTATCACTATTATCAGTGAGACTACCCATATCCTGCACAGGTGTTGTTACATTCGATGACATGGCACTCAGTTAGATTTCTTCTGTATTATTTATCTCCTTTTGTTGCTTTAGCAGTTTCTGTAGTTCTGCTGTACTACCAACAAAAAGTGCATTGGTAGTATTTTGTGTAATCTTTTTCTCTTCAGCGTCTAGATCTTTCATCTTCTTCTGAAGATCAATCAACTTGTCTGCTACGTCTCCGACGTTTTTGATAAGTTGACCAGCAACCTCATAAGCACGAGGATGATCTGACGCTCGTGCCACATCAAGTATTCCATCAACTGCCTCCTGCCCTTTCATAACTAGGCTATGTAGTTGAGCACGAGTTGTCTCATAATCTTGCTTGACATCTTGTGTCTCGCTTTTCTTTAGTTTCGGTTTGTCATCTTCATACTTCTGAATCTCAGAAGGTTCAATACCAAAGGCATCATTTAGACCGTCAAAAGTGCTCATGTAATTTCCTCATCAGTATCGGTCACTGGATTACGCTTCTTCATATCTGTAAACTCGGAGTAGAGTTCATTGAATCCAAAGTCGTCATCTGGATCTGTAAATGGATCGTCGAGAACATCCACAACTCCATCTTCGTTGTAATCGACTTTCGCTTTTGGAGTTGCCGTGTAGCGAGTAACACGAGGTGCTCTTGCCTGATCCATAGACGTGTAGGTGTCCACGATTGCCTTCTTGATTGCGGCAGAATCGGTAACAGGACCATATAGATATGTCTTTGCAGTAAACTCTAGTGTGTAGATAATTGCACGACGAGTTGCAAAGTCACCTTCATAAGTATCCTGATAGTCAATACTATTCAGGGTGATGGGTACATCCCTAATTTCATTTACAGTCTCTACAAGTTTCAACGTAAGGTTGTAATGTGGTTGAAAGAATGGTAGAATCTGCTCAAGAATTTGTAGAGAATCATCTTGCGTCTTTGCAATGATTCCTATAGTAAACCCGATGTTATATGGGACTGGCATAAACGCAGTCTTAGCATCACTATCTTCTGATGGGATCTTGATCTTTGCTGTAGGTGCAACTTTTCTGGATGAGTCATACTCAATACGACCCATCTCGAAAGAAAGTCTAGGTAGAGTAATCTGAACCCTCTTGTTAGTTGGGTCTGCATTTTGATCTAGTCTTGCTAGAAATTTATCGATAGGACCGTATGCCAGAGGCACTTTCATTACCTCTGTGTCGCGACGTAGTTCAATATTATTGAACATCGTGCCAAAGGCAATAACCGTCTTACGGATTATATTGTGATAAAAGTATGTTCCTAACATTAGAATGTATCGCTATCGGACCCTACTAGACCAAAGGGATTGCCCTCAGTCCAATCGATAATATCATCATCCAGAGTCTCGTATGTCGAGTTCTGATCGTATGTACTATTCGTATTATTTAGTGTGTTATAAGACTCAGGACTCCAGAGAGCACCAGAAGTTTCGCCTTTGAGGTATTCAGAAACATTGAACGTACCAGTGCGATTGATAACTTCAAGTGCTCTAGTAGTGCTGTTCCAAGACTTGACTTCTGCGTGAATGTCTTTGGGAGATTCTTGAATGTCTACAGTAGGTGCAGATGTATATCCAGTACCACCATTAGTAATAGTGAATCCAGTTACCAGACCTGCATCGCTAACGGTTGCTGTTGCTGTAGCACCTGTACCTCCACCACCAGTCAACGTAACTGTAGGAGGTAGTGCAGATTTATAGTATTGACCACCACTGGTAGCAGTTATAGAAGTGACAGCATCACCAGTAATAGTAGCAGTAGCAGTGGCAGTATAAAGATCACCAATAACGGTCTCACCAACAGAAAAATTGCCAGACCCACCAGGATCCATAATAAGTTTGATACTGTTAGCAAATTCAGTTTCAACAGCATCAATAGCAGCAACGCCAGTATCAATAGATTCATCGGAGTACTCGAAGAGTTCGCATTGCATTTCCCAAACGTACCCTTTACCTAACTGATAAAATGGACGTTCTACTTCTACAAATTTTATTTCAAACAAATGGTTTGTGATTGGGAACCAAATTAGATCGCCTTCGTTTGGACGACCCTCTACTGCTAGAGTAACATTGTCGTCAACCTTTTCTGCAAATTTCTTACGGGAGATGATGAACGTTGTCTTGTCTTCGATACGAATACCAAACTTACTTAGTAGTTCTCCCTGCCCTTCCCATCCTTCTACATTATTTACATATGCCCTACAAGTATATGCAGAGTCAAATGAAGACTCTTGAATCTCATTCAAAACATCATCGGATGTTACGCGAGTTCTTGGGATGTAATAGATATCCTGACCGTATATCTCAATAGACTCTACGATCAGATTCTCGAAAAATGTTTGCTCTTGTGCAGAACCATTGATATTGATTCTACAAGAACTACTATAGTCCGACTGAATGCAGTTGTTTGGTGGAGAATTTTGATAAGTCATCCTACGAGATCCATTGGAGGTAGTTCATATCTGCTATGAAGTTCTTGGACTAGTGCTTCCTTCTTATTTCTACCATCTTCTAGAATTTGGCGACCATTCAAAGTAACACCACCAAGCATTTGCACACCATCATACTTACTCAGGTTTTGTCCCCACTGCTGCTGGAACAGTGCTTCAACATATCCCTTCAACCATTCATTGTTATATGCACTAGTATAAACTTCTGGGTCAACACCAAAACTACCATCAACCAAAATATACTGACCCACTTCTAACTCTCTCCAGTCAAAGTCTAGGAAGAGTTTGTTTTGATGTACTGTCCATCTCACTCTACGATTCTGAGAAGAATTGGTTACCCAATCCAAAGTCTCAAGATATTGCGATGTCATAAAGTAATGTAAGATCTGACCATGAGTGAAGTTGTAAATATCATTCAGGAAGATCTGATACTTGATATTGAAGATGTTGCCAGGAACTACACTGCTAGGACCAACGCTTGTGTAAACGTGGTTGATTCCTAGCGTAGTTGGCGGCATATCAATCGAGTTTGTCAACTCCGACCAATCAGTACCTGTAATCGCAGTAGAACCAGTTGCAGCAGTTTTCATTGCTTCAGTTACTTGAATGCGAATGAAACCCTGGTAAGAACCTTCGTAATGAAACTCTTGCCAATGTTGAATTGCTTCCTGAACTAGGTCATCCAGTTGCTCATCGCATACGTTGATGTCGATTGCTGGATAACCTAATCTACGGAGACAATAGTTTTTTAGTTCTGTTGCCGAAGCAGGTTTAGTTGCTGACATGTTTTATCAACCGAATGATTGGACAGTTAGAGTAGTAACATCATTAGCACTGACGACCTCTCCAACTTTGAAGAATCCGTCAACAGTATCAATTGTGATGGCACTAGCACCGAGAGCAGTAATAACGCCAGTAGTGCCGCTAGTTGCACCAGTGACAGTCGCACCGACTTCCATCGTTGTGATGTCTGCCAGGGCGAATGTTGCATCGGTGAATATTGTTGCAGTATCAATAGTACCGCCAGCACCAGGATCAGCATCAGCACCGACTGCTGCTTGGACGATGGTGATTGTATCGCCAATTTCATAACCAGTTCCTGCTGTAGCAACGGTAACACCAGTGATAACACCAGCAGATGCGGTGATATCTACAGTAAGACCAGTACCAGAACCAGTTGTAGTGGTTGTCAAACCAGTTGCGGTAACATAGTTAGAACCACCAGAAAGAGTACCAAAGTTGAATGTGGCAACTCCACCTGCGTTGGGGTTAGCAATCGTGATGGTATCCGCGATTTCATAATCAGTACCACCAGCATTTACAACTATAGCAGTTACTGCACCAGCAGTAGTTGTAATATCAACTGTCAACCCAGTACCAACACCGTCAGAAGTTGTTGCTACTGCCGTTGCATCAGAGAAACCTCCAATACCATCATTGCTAATAGCACCTGCAGTAACAACAGCACCAGGTGTAGGATCACCCGACAGGTTCAGAGTCAGTGTAGTTGTAGTTGCGAGGTTGTTGAGCATTGCTTGCAGTTGAGCAAATGCGTTGTCCAACTTATCCTGAACTCTTGCTTCTGTGTAGTAGAGGTTAGTTCCCTCAGACAGATCAGAAGTGGTCTTCTGAGAAAGGTCGAGATTTGCACCAGTTGCAGCAGCAACTCTTACATCAGCACGAGCATCTGTATAGTAAAGGTTTGTAGAACCTTCAGACAGATCATCAGTAGTTGCAGCAGCAATCTTAGTATCGAAGGATGCCTCAGCACGAGCGTCTGTGTAGTATAGATTTGTAGAACCCTCAGACAGATCGTCGGTAGTTGCAGCAGCGATACGAGCATCTGCTCTAGCATCTGTGTAGTAAAGATTTGTAGAACCTTCTGCTACGTCGTCGGTTGTCTTAGTTGCAAGACTTGTATCAAAACGTGTTTCAGTGTAGAAGACGTTGGTAACACCCTCAGTGATGTCATCAGTTGTCTTAGTTGCAAGTTGAGTATCCCATCTTGCAGTGGTATAGTACAGATTTGTGCCTTCTGTCAGGTCATCTGTAGTCTTACCTGCAAGACTTGTGTCGAAGCGACCCTCAGTGTAGAAGATGTTAGTAACACCTTCGGTTACGTTGTCGGTATCAATATCTGCCTGAGTTACACTCAGTTCACCGCCAACGCTAAGTTCAATACCAGTGCCGTATGTGAAGTGAGTTCTGGTACGAGCAGCAGTGGTAAAGAGATTAGTAACACCTTCAGTTACGTTGTCGGTGTCAATGTCTGCTTGAGTGACGCTTAGTTCACCTGCATTGAGTTCAATGCCCGTACCATAAGTGAAGTGTGTACGGGTGCGAGCAGCAGTTGTGAAGAGGTTAGTAGTACCCTCAACAACATCGTCAGTATCAAACTCGCTGAATTCAGCACTCAGAGTCAGTAGGTTACCTGCATCGTTGTAAGTAGCAGTAATACCAGTACCACCAGAAATCAGAGCAGCAACGCGGTCATCAACACGCTCATTGGTGTAGTAGAGGTTTGTGCCCTCAGTCAGATCTGTAGTAGAGTGGTTTGCAATGCTGGAAACTTCACCAGTTACATCACCAATAACACCACCATTTGCAGTGATTGTACCAGTGAATGTAGAGGTTCCAGTTACTGCCAGAGTGCTGGACAGAGTGGTTGCGCCAGTAACTCCAAGTGTGGAACTTAGAGTTGCAGCACCAGTTACGCCAAGTGTATCGGATAGAGTGGTTGCACCAGTAACTCCAAGAGTGCTGCTCAGAGTTGTAGCACCCGTTACGCCTAAAGTGCTACCGAAAGTTACAGCACCATCGGCATTTAGTGTGCTTGCGGTATCTACAGCACCAGTTGTGCCATCTACAGTAAAGTTATTTGTGTCAACTGCAATGCCACCATTGGCATTCAGAAGACCCGTGAGGGTGGTTACACCCGTTACACCCAGTGTTCCGCCTACAGTTGCGTTACTGCTTGCTGCAAGCGTTACAACGTTGACTGCACCAGCAGCAAAACCACCACTACCATCACGAAGGACGAGGTTGTTTGCAGCGTTTGTGGTAGCAGATAGAATGTTGATCGTTGGATTGCCTGCAACACCATCACCCTGAGTGACTGTGATACCAGAACCAGATGCAGGAGAGGTAACCAGAGTGCGCTGAGCATAGGTGTTAGCAGCAGTTCTGCTTACGAAACCTGTACCAGACATTGCTGCCAGACCATCCATGTCTGCATCATCAAACGTAGTGGTCAGAGTTACGTTCTGAGAACCATCGAAGGATACAGTTGCATTGACAACACCATCAATCGTGAAGGTGCGAGCAGTGCGAAGTTCATCAGCAGTTGTTGCGTTACCCTGAATACCTGCGTTAGCACCAATGCCATTGTTGACAGTAATTTGATTAGCAGAGAAGTTACCATTAGTTCTGGAAACAACGCTGTTACCAGAAGTGTCAGTGCTGCTTGTGGTTAGACCATCAAGAAGGTCAGCGTTCAAGTTATTGACCTTTGTATTAGATGCAACAACCAGAGGTGGTTGACCAGTGACTGTAGAAATGATTTGACCATCAACAGTCAGATCACCATTTACAATTGCATCAGCATCAACATCGAGGATTGTGCCAGTACCAGTCAAACGCAATTGATTTGCTCTGAGGTTGCCGTCTGTACCAGAGAATACTTCGCTGCTGTTTGTTGCAGAAGTCAGGAAGACAAACTCGTTAGCAGAGTCGTCATAACCAAAGAAACCAAGTCTAGCACTTCCACTATAATAGCGGAACTCAATACCACGATCTTTGTTGTCATCTGATGTAGGAGCACTATCACCACCAAGAGTGAAGATAGGATCATCAATCGTAACCGTGGTGCTGTTTACAGTTGTTGTGCTACCGTTTACAACCAGGTCACCACCAACAATCAGATTGTTGTGGAACTCACCATTACCTGTGCTGTTGTCAACACTGAATGCAGCACGAGAATTTGCAGCATCCCAGATGTAGAAGTCGCCACCGATGTAAGCATTCTTCTCTGCTCTGAAACCACCTTCTGTCGATAGAGAAACTGTATTATCAGTATAAGAAGTGATATCAGAAGTATTACTAATCGAAACACGACCACTGAAACCAGTGTTACCAGACTGAGTTGTGCTACCAGAGATCTCAAAGTCTCCGTAGACACGCATGTTGCCGCCAACAGAGAGGTTCTTAGCAACACCTGCACCTCCAGTAATTCTTACGGCACCATCAGCAGCATAGAGTCCTGTGAGTGTTTGGTCAGCAGCATTAGTGAAACTGGATACACCAGTAACTCCTAAAGTGTTATTCAGTTGAGTGGCATTGCCAACTGTTAGAGTACCAACGATATTAGTGTTACCACTATCAGAAGCAACGGTAAATCTATCTACAGCAGAACCATTTTGGACTGCAAACTCTCTACCTGCTTCATTGATGATTAGAGTATCATTGATTACAGTCTGACCCTGAATCGTTACCGTACCCTGTATATCAGTATTACCGTTGTCTGTATCTACAGTGAACTTATCTACGCCAGAACCATTCTGAATGGCAAACTCTTCGTTTGCAGCATTGATAATTACCGAATCGAAAATAGTCGTCTGACCATCTACAACAAGAGTGCTATTGAAATCAACTGCACCATCTACATTCAGGGTGCTATCAAAGTCTACCGCTTGGTTGACAGTGACGTTATCAGTGAAAGTAGCGTCAGAGTTGACAGTAAGAATATCAGTATTAGCATTACCTAGAGTAATTTGAGAACCATTGACTGTTAGATCTCTATCAAGTAGAGTATCACCATAAACGGTTAGAGTACCTACAGATGCAGTTCCTGCACCAGAGCGACCGATTGTAGTATTACCAGAAGCACCAATAACTTGGAAATCGATAGTATCGCCATTATTTTTCTTACCAATAAAGAGATCTTCACCGATATGGAGATCAGTAGCAATACCAGCACCACCATAGACTCTCAGGTTCGAGGTATCATGTGTTGCATAGGAAGGAGTATATATTGCTCTTGTACCTGTGCGTAACTTATAACGAACTTCCAAGTAGTTCTGTCTGTTATAGTTCGCGGTAGTATCTTCTTTCTGAATGATCTGACCATTGACGTAAATGTCAGAGTTGTAGAGTGTATCCCCTTCTACATAACCACCACCGTCAAACTTGAACGAACCATAATCAGAATTCTGAATGTCATAAAGACCAGTAGATCCATTCAGAGCAATCTGAGGTTCCGCAGTCTTTTCAAGTCTTACAAATTCAAGTACGTTTAGGGTGTTGTTTAGATCAACAGCATCGGTAACAGTAAGTGTACCTTCAATTTGAGTGTTACCGTTGTCAGTATCTACAGTAAACTTAGATACGCCAGCATTGGTTTGAATATCGAACAGCGAGTTGTCGCCATTGATAGTTACGTTTGTTTGGAATGTTGCATCACCATCAACATTCAAAGTGCCATCAATATCTGTATTACGCTGTACGTTTAGATCACGAGCAATAACAGTATCCCCAGTAGCAGAAGCAACAGTAAATACGGAATTGATGTCAAAATCATTAGAAATATCGACAGTACCACCGATATGAACGTTTTCACTGATACCCACACCACCAGTAACAACCAGAGTACCAGTTGTAGCAGAAGTTGACCCAACATTGGAAGTAAGGGCGAGGTTACCAGCAACCACGCCAGCATCAGTACCAGAGAATACTTCAGCAGTGTTCGTAGCGTCATATAGGAATCGGTAACCACCTGTAGTGCCTGCTAGTGTTCCGTAGTTGGCATCCCAACCAAAGAATCCTAGTCTTGCTTGACTATCATAATACCTGATCTCGATACCTCGGTCAAGCGTGTCTGGTGCAGTTGGAGCAGTGTCACCGCCAAGAGTAATTACAACATCATCCACCGTCATGGTGGTAGAGTTTACAGTTGTTGTAGTACCATCGACTTGGAGGTTACCTTTGATCTGAACAAGACCAGTATCATCACCCTCAGTTGCAGGGTCAATGATAATAGTGGAATTGTCAGAGGTTATTGCATTTGCTCTGAACCAAATGTCTTCTGCTTTGACATAGTTTGATGCGTTTGTGGATGATAGTACAACATCGTTGTCAGCAGTGATATTGATGGTGGCGCTGCCAGCACCAGCGTTGGTACTAACAATATCAAAAACTCTATTTGTGGCAGAATTGACGTTGTGGAAAAGTTTGAGTGACCCAGCAGTACGCTCGATAGTTTGGAGAGGAGTTGTACCAGGGCGATCCAGATAGATATTGGCACCACTGATGTGAGTATCAACATTGATATCAACATCACCAGCGCCAGAATTTCCAGTATTATTAGCAGTAAATAGAAGAGAACCACTAGTATCATTGACAGTTACATAATTTAGATAGTTGAAACCACGATAACCTGTGGTTGCGGTGAGTTCTTGGTCGAGTTCAAAATCTTCCTTAGTGTTGCCATCTGCAAAGGAGATTCTGTTGTTTTGAAGTTGAGTATTATCTACACCGAGGGCGGCAATGGTGACGTGCCCGTTGCCGTCAACGTCGAAATCTTCCTGTGCAAAGGAAGCCAATCCCTTCTGCTCTGTTGCCGCAGCCGCGAGGAACCTCCATCCTCCAGTATCGCTGCTATCAGTATGAGCTGGGGCACCAGCGCCCGCAAGAATATCTTGAATGGCTTGATAGACGTTACCACCTTCTTCGATGATGTCATATCGGGAATACGATGTCCCAGCATTGTATGTAGCGTACTTACTGCCTTCACGAGCAGTAGCAATAGGCACATTTGTTGCGCTTTGCAGACGACCCCTGTCGTCAACAGTAAATTTGACTGCGTTTACGGTCTCTGTACCAAATGGTTCACCTGCAGGACCGTTAGCAGATACGGAAGTTAGAGATTCTGTGTTGTAATCGCCATCAACAACAGTTGTAGTTGCCAGATCAATCTGTGGGTTGCCAGCAGTACCAGAACCGTTTGTTACAACAATTTGACCTGCTGTAGAAAGAATGCTTCTAGTTGTCCAGTTACCATCACCAATACGAATACCAATACCAGTAGAGGTAAGACCTGCAACTGCATTCAAGTCATTATCATATGGTTGAGCACCAGACCCTTCAATGCTGGTGTCTAGACCATAATCTTGAATAGTTGTTGGGTTTGAAGCGTTTGTGATTCTGCCCTTAGCATCAACAACAACACGAGTGTATTGACCACTCGATGTTTGTGTACCATCATAGTGAGGCAATGACGTGATAGTCTGCAGTTCAGCAGCGAGGTTCAGGTTGGTAGAACCATCAAAAGTACCAGAGGCAACGATATCTTGAGTGATTTGTACCTGTCTGACGTTCGCAAGACGAGACGCAGTAGAGGCATTACCAATAACCGTAGCAGTAATAGTACCCGCCGAGAAGTTACCGTCAGAGTCTCTCTGAACGAGGGAGTTTGCAGTGTTAGCAACGGATTCGACTGGTCTCTCATATGCTAGGGAGTTCCACGCAGTTGAACCATCACCGATCTTGATACGACCAGAGTCTAGGTCAATGCCGACTTCACCCTGTGCCAATACAGGGTTTGCGTTTCTCCACTCCTGAGATCCGCCACGTCTTAGCTGGATTCTATTTGCCATTGGGTATCACAACTGGAATTTGCCTCTGAGTTATTTATGCGTATAAAAAAGAGGGGCAGGTGCCCCTCCCCTATTATTCTGCTGTCACCTCATCAACTTCATCTGGTGGATGAGACATTGTTTCTTCTTCTGCATCATCTTGATAATAGGACAATGCTTCGATTGCACCTAGCAGTTTCAGTGCAACTCCTTCATTATCTCGAATCTTTTGAGATAGTTTTTGATTCTCCTCTTGGAGAGCATCAAACCGCTCGCGAAACTGCTTTAGCATTTCCTCTTGCGAAACTTTTTCAATCGTCATAATTTAGACCTTTCTGATTTTGAACTAACGTTAGTAAGAGAGATTTGATATCACTCATCTCAGATTTTAGCACAGCAACATCGTCTTGTAAACGACCGACTTGTGCTTCCTTTGCCTGTTCTGCTTCTAGTCCTGCCATATAGGCATCATAGGTAGAACGATTCACCATGGTAATTTCACCGTTGGGTCCCCGAACTAAATCGGGGTCACCCTCAACACGTTGTACTTTTGACCAATCCATTAGATAGCGAGTGCAATTGCTCTGAAGTCTTGTAGGACAGGAACTCTAGATTGGTTTGGAGAAGACATAATAATCTTGATCTGATATTGATCAAACTTCAAACCAGAAATCTCATAAGAATACTCTAGGAATTGCTCATTTCTAGTAGTACCTGGGATAGAAGAAGTATCGTCTTCTGGGAAGAAAGTAAAATCAACTTCTTCTAGAGACTCTGTAGAACCTACAGGACGTACCCTATATAGTGCTCTAATGTTAGTGTCTTCTGGACGGAATGCCGTAAACACTAGTTTGATAGCACCAGACTTATTAGAAAGACTTGCGATCTTAGTGATGTATGCAGCATCGTGCGTATCACCAACAAATCTAGTAGCAACGTTGCTATCGCTAGGATCATTGATCCTGTTCATAGTGGTGATAATAGAAGTTCTATCCAAGTCAATGTATGGAGTTAGATATTCTTTATCACTCTTCATGGTCAATTCCATTCTTAGCGACTTATTACCACTGAGTTCTTCAGATTCATTTAGAGCAGAAGCAACCATCTTTGGAGAATCGAAGTAGTTATTCTGATCAAGTACGATTGGAATATAACTTCCATCGTTTACAAACGACTCCTGATCCAATGATGATGTATTTCCATCACCAATAGAAGTACCACTAATTACTTGAACTCTCGCACCAATATCAGTTTGTGGTAGTACAACCTTAGCAAAGGAAGGTGCAATCAAATCAAACTGGATATTTTGAGATGCGGTAACATCATATCCACCACCAGTGATACCGTTTGTTGCAACAAAACCAGTGCTTAGTGTGTAACTATCGAGAGTTGGAGACTCAATAGTATTGTGAACTTTGTTGATGGAAGTTAGTGGAATACCATCCAAATTATAACATTGTACAATAGCACCTTCAGAGAAGGAAGACGCAGTAGTATTATCTTGTGCTCTTGCAAGTACTGTAATAGTATTGGTGGTCGTATCAATAGCAGAATAACTAATAATTTCTTCTGGTGAAAATACTCCAGGAACAGGAACTGGAAGAGCATTTACATCTTGATCAGGACCAACTTTTTCTGCAATAATCTTGATATATCCAGGGTTCTGGGCACTCACATCATATCCATTGACAACAGTATGGAACTCTGATGCATCAGCAACGACAATTGTAGTATCGGTTGTACCGATGCTGTTAGAAAGAGTTGTATCGTTCACTTCAGATCTAACGCCACGAATTTGTACATTGTTGCGTGAATCATGCATACAGTGGTTAGAATGATTGATTACAACCTTTCTTTGAGAAGTTTCATAAGTAACTTCTTGTCCGATTGTTGCGAACACAAAAGCACTGGCATTGGACATATCACCACTAAAGGTGATAGTATCAATTTCTGCACTTCTGACATTAGCCTGTTGCTCAATAGCAGTCTTTTCGTTGATTGTTTCACCAGATTCAAACATGTCTGCTGCAGCATTAGCATGTACATACTTCACTACTAGAGTGTCTGTACCACTATCCCAAGATTGGATTTCTGCTGTCGCATTATTGCTGGTTTTGATGTAGTTACCAACAGTGAAGTCTCCTCCACTATAAGCACCACCACCAGTATCAACAACTGTAATTGTTGCTAGAGATTTAGAAGATGTGATTGCTTGGTTGAGAGCAAAGACGCCAGTTACGTCAGTTACTGTGACTACAGTGTTGCCACCAAGAAGTTCTGATGTCTTGACAGTACCAAAACCGAGATATGTATCACCACCAGAAATAGAAGCAATTCTAGCACCAGGAGTGAAAGGAATAGTTCCTGACTGAGTTAGAACTAGTTTTTGATCTGGTTTGATTGTCTGAATTGGGTTGTTACCAAGATTCAGAATACCTTTGTTACCATAACCCAGTTCAGCGTTGTTGAATACTGCTCTACTATTCTTAGTAATATCAAACTTAGCAAGATATGCAGTAAACTTGAGGTCTTCGTACTGGTCAGCAGTCCAAGTAGATGCGTTCTGAGATTTGAATAGAACACCAGCATAAGGTTGCTCGGAGATCGTTCTATTTCCAGTAACGTCAACTTCACCCATTCGAGATACCCAAACTTGATACTCGTTAGAGTCAGATAGGAGAACAAAACAATGTTCTACAGACTGAGGCAAGAAGATAGGTGCTTGGAATGTAAATCTAGTTGGAATTGCTGCGTTATCAGAGATCTGAACTTGGGTGGGATTTAGAGTAACGTCAGAGAATGGGAGAATCTTCTTGGTTGGATAACCATTCTCCATAGTACGAATCTGACAAGAGATTGGAACTCTCGTATCTTTAGTGTAGAAGAATACATCGAATGATGTAATAAAACAACCGCCTGGTTTATCGATGATGAAGGACTGTGCAAGAGGGTCATACCAACCAATCTGACGAACTTCTTCTCTGGTTGATTGAATTGTACGCTCATCAGTTACAGTATCTCTTACAACCTCAGCATTACGAACAGCAAGAATATTTTCTTGAACGACGTTTAGAACACCAGTTGCAGTATAAGTCGTTTCGGCAGAAGACGAGACCTGACCAGCAATTCTACTATCAGTCTCACTAGTAGTAAGACGAACAGTTCTTCTACCAGTACCCCAACGTGGATTTGTATCAACGTTTGGATCTGGAATAAACATTGCTGCTTTCAAGTTGCCGTATCTGTCGGCAATCAAACGGCGATCTTTTACAACTGCACGAGCGCCAGATTCACCAATTAGAACTTCACCAACCTGAATGTTACCATAGTAGTCACCAGTGACTTGAACTGCCATTTGCTCAACATCAATGTTTAGGAAAGCAGTAGATGCAGAGTAAGACTCACTCAGTTCAGTATCATTATATGGGTTGAATTCATAACCGTCATTTGGAGCAGCAACTTTCAGTTTACAACCAGAAGTTTGACCAACAACAGTCTCTCCAATATCAAATGGAATGCCGTTGCTTCTGCTGTCGAGGGTAGAATCCTTTACAAGTTCAATAAGTTTTGGTGTAATATATTGAGTAAACTTATTACTATCGAAGAACATATAAAATCTAGTTCTTGGTTTCAGACGAGAAACATCCATTTGAATATTTCTAGAACGAATCCAGGGCACAGCGGTGCTAGAAAGAACAGTATCCCCTAAAGATTGTCTATCCAGTCTTGGTACGACACGGGTTCTAGTACCAGTTCTAGTTTGACGCTCTGTAGTACGAATGGTACGACGTTCGTTGATACGACGAAGACCTTTACCACCCCAAACCCATGGACGTGGAGAACGACCACGGTCTTCTGCCAACCATCCAGAGTTACGGAATCTCTCAGTCCTCAAAACTTCACCATCACCAACCCAAGAAGTTCTCCAAGAGTTCCACTGAATAGGTAGGAAACCGTTTTGGTCGGTATTCATTTCACGTCGAGTTGCCTCAAAGTTACCCTCAATAGTGGTAACGTTTGCAGGTTCTCTTCTAGTTTCTACCCAGTCATCTGTTGCAGGAGTCAAGTCAATACGACCAATATAGGTGAAAACGTTGAATGGGTTTACGTTTACGACTCTGGATGCATATGGTTGCTTGATAATCTCTTCTTCTTGGAATGGAAGAGTTACAATTTGACCAGTACGTTGGATATCGTTAGATGCAGGTTCGTTGATTCTTAGACCAATATTAGTTGTGTAATGAGCAGCACGCATTGTACCTGCTGCAAAGTCTAGAGAAGCACGATAATCTGGGTGAGAGGTGTCGGACTTATCGTGAGAAGTAAAGTCATCAACAACAAAACCATTCTTGAGGCGATCTTTACCAGATGCATCGAGAATCTTAGTATTTGCAGTCTCACCTTCAAGCAGAGATAGTGCTGTATAGTACTCAACACTGCTGAGACGACGATCGATACTACCAATATCTCTCATTGTATAGCGACGATTGTCTTCCATAGTCTTGAAGATATCTGCTTCTGGATCGAAACCATATGGTTTCAAAATCATCGTTGCCAGAAGCATTGCATTCTTGATACCATCAGGTTCTTGAGGAACTTCCTCGGACTTACCTTCTACAACTTGGAATACACCATCAGAGGACAAGAAGATCTTGTCGATTCTTGGCATGTAGAAATCAAAGTCACAACGGAAATCTGAACCAATCTTAGGAATATCAAAAATCGTTGCTCCAGTAGAAAATACTCTAGACTTGAAATCTAGTGTCGAGCAGTTCACATAAGAAGGAGATAGAACCGTTCCTGTTCCTGTATACAGATTCTTAGCAGAAGGACGGAAATCCAGAACATCAGTTAGAGATTGTTCCTGGTTATAGAATGGAATGTTGTAATAATCTACACCAGAATAGGACTGACCAGCAAAGTAATCGCCAGTTGACTGATGGACCAACCAGTCAAATACTACCAAAAGTTTTCTGATTGGAGCAGCTCTGCCAGACTTTCTAACAAGTTTGGATGTGTTATAGAAGAAACCAGTTTGATTCAGTTCTAGGAAATAATCATCGGTAACAACTTTAGAACCTGCAGTAATTGCATTAGCATCATCATTGATTAGACCCTGCAGTGGTTCATTGCTTGCATTGAAACCATCAATGATTTCACCAGGGATAAATAGTCCACTAATAGCAACATAATACAGTTTTAGTGTTCCAGTGTTGAAGGAAACAACTTTTGCTTTAGCACCAGAGGTTTTACCAGTGATAACCGTTCCAGGTTCAAAGAAAGTTGGTTCAGCAATGGTCAGAGATGGAACTACTGGATCATTTTCATCCAGAGACTCATATACAGCATGTAATTGGAAAGCATCCGAAACACCTAGAGAAATGTCGGTGTCTTGAATACGAGTTCCATATAGGTTTGAATACTGGAGACCGTAAAGAGGAACGTCTTTGTCCTCAACAGTTTTGACAACCTTAGAAATAAACATTTTACTAAGAGTCTTCAGTTTCTTACTGACGACATTCCTAGACAAAGTTGTTGTTAGTTTTACTGAAGTAATATTTGTAAGGTTATTGACCTGAATAGTAGTTCTATCATTATCAGTAAAATATGCATAACCAAGTTCTGCAGCATCTGAAGCATCTGTCTTCAATTCAATCTGACTACCAACAGCGTATGTACCATTGGTAGATGCCAGAACAGTCAATTGGAAAGCATCTCTACTGATTGCAGAGAACTGTTCGTTCTCACCTAGGTCAACGGTGAAAGAACCTGCAGGAACCGAGATAGAATCGTAAGTTCTTCTTACTGTCATCGATTCGTCAGAAATACTCTTGATGTATTTCTTAGGCATATTGCTGAACAAGTCATTATTCTCTTGACCTGCCAACTGTGCTCTAACACTAACAACAGTGGTGAAGTCACCACTAGAGATACTACCAGCACCAGTAACAACTTTTACAACTTGAGTTGTGTAATTGAAAATAGTTCCCAAACCAGTTGTAGCAAGATCTGTTGGATCAACATTCTGTACTACGAGATAGTCGTTAGCATTGACAAAAAGTTGATCGCCAGGTCTTAGATCTTTTGCGAAGTTAGAATTGAAACCTGTAAGAGTTCCTGCAACAGAATCATAGGTAAATGTATCGCCATCAATCGTCAGGAAGTCATCTAGAATGAGGTTACCAGTAAACTCGATATTTGTAGTTGATTCATCTTTAGAAGCAAAGGATCTTGCATCAGAGAATTCGTAGGAGAATACATGTTCAATGTCACCCTGAGAAACACCATCAACAAAAAGTGTGTCACCAGTCTTGAAATTACCCTTTACCTGATACACTACAATATTAGTAGCAGAAGATTGCGAACTTACAATCAGAGCAGTTGCTCCAGACGATGCAGTAACTTGAGAACCCTGTAGAATTGTAGCAGCAGTGTCTAGTTCTAAGACAGTCAACATCTGAATATCAAAGATATTCATATCATAGAAATCGTCTGTCGTACCAAAATTGGTATCTGCGCCAGTACCTACATGCTCAATAGCAAGTGCTCTAGCATAACCAATTAGATTACCGTTAGTAGCATTATATGGAGATGCAGTAGCAGTGTCATACAGTTCAACTACTTGGTATGCATTAGCAACACTAGAAGAACCAGAGATATTTGGGAAACCATAAACATTGGTCAGGCGAACTCTGTTACCAACGTTGAATGGAATAATTTGATTTTCAAATGCTTTGGTATCTCTTGGTTTGTTGAAATCAATAAACTGGTTTTGTAGAGTTTCAATCTGATAACCATTTACATATGCAATACCAGCACTAATTTCTGCCGTGTATAGATCATCACTAGCAACATTACCAGATGCAGTAATAGCACCCGCTTCATAAACACCGTTGATACCATTTTTCAGGTCATCATTTAGGCAGTCTCTAATTGTAATCTGATAGTTTGAGATTGCATAGTTGCCATTAGTCTCAAAAGTTCTAAGAGCAAGTGCCTTCTCTAGTTCGTTGTATGCAGTCCTGGTTACAAACTTCTCAATACGAGAATTGTTGATTCTCAGAAGTTCAATGAAGTTTTTATCAGAATCGTCATCAATTGTTTTCTTGACTAGACGAGTGCTAATTTTGAAACGATGGGCACCAGGTGCAGAATAGTTCGATGTGCCTGCTGCGTTATCGTTCAGGGAGTCGTCATCCTCAGAGGTAATAATCGACTCGGTAACTTCTAGACCAACTCTATAAGAAGGGTTGCTACCATACTGATCCAGAAGAATGTATTGAGATGGTACGTCTACAAAATGCCCTCTGATGTAGTAAACACCCTCTTCAACATAAGCAGAAGAACCTCTACCGATAGCAGCAGATGGTAGAAGTTGTGCAAATGCAGAACCTGCTTCAATCAGAGTAGTGCCAAAAGTGATGTCAACATCAGTTTGCAACTGTTCGTTATTTTCAAATACTTCGATCGTTGCTTCTGCACCACCACTTTCAACATACTTGATATACAGAGTCGCATACCCTTTGTCGGACTCTGCAGCAGAAATGCTATACAGAACTTTTGCCTTTACCCCAGTATTCAGACCCGTAATCAGTTTGCCTGTAAGTTGATTTCTATAAGACTCAACATCAGCACCCAAGAAACTTGCTTGAAGTTGAATACAATCAACTTTAGTGTCATAACCCACCTGACCAGGGATGACCATCGCACCCTCTTTGAAGAAGTGCGTTCCCATGCTTTCGACCTGATTCTGAAGAATCGATTGCAACGTTGTAAGTTCCCTCGCTTGCACAGGGAATCCTGGTCGGAACAGAACCTTATAAAAGTTCTTATCCTTATCAAAGTCGTCGTAATAAGGCGTTACGTTGAGGTTAGTATTCTGGGGCATCTCTTTAGAATTCGATTACGATTTTGATATCTTCGATTTGGTCGCTTGCACGACTAATGGACCTTCTATTATCTAGGTAAATAATTTCACCTGTGTTGAACGATACTTCTGGTTTTGCATAACCAGAGGTAAATCTCATACCTAGGTCATATTCAGTTCCGTTGATAACACGAGAAGATGTGTTGGGGACGGAAGGGAAGTTGATGTCAGGTTCTGCAGATGAACCAGACGATGCGCCCTGAATGGGGTTAGATCCATCAAACTCATTCAGAGAACCTGTAATTTCTGGGAAGATGCCATCAACTCTGTTTTGATAATACTTCAGAACTTTTGTTGTAGCATTCCAAGAAATAACTCTTGCACGAGATGTAACCGATGCACCACCAACAATACGAGTTTGGGTGATGATTTCGTCGGGCAGGAAGTTGCCCTGGAAATTGGGGGAGAAGATGACCGCTCTAGTAGTAGATGAAGTCAGTTCAGAAAGAAGTTCGGTTGTACCAAACTTCAATGGGTTGACAACTAGTCCAACACGACGATAGTCGTTATCAACAGGGAAGTCGCCAGCACCTTCATCGTAAGATAGTTTTGCGTTGATCATGACTCGGAAAGCACCAAGTTCAATAACTGACTCAAAACCATGACCACCTGGAGGTGGAATAATAACGTCAATCTGTGCAGCAGAACCTGTACCAATACCAGCAATTGCGTCAACGCTGATCTTACCAAAAGAGTAACCAGTACCACCAGAGGTTACTGTTGCCGAGATAATTCTACCACCGTCAACGACGATAGAAACACGACCACCAACACCGTCACCTGCAATAGCAACGTTGTCATATGTACCATTGTTATAACCAGAACCTGCTGAAGTAATAACAACAGTATCAATTTCACCAATAACAGCATTTGTCTTCACCGATTCATTTGTGAAAACAGGCATGTAATCGTTGGAGAAAAACTTTAGAACCTGTGCCACGGGGATGGTGTACATGTACTTCCAACGATAACCATCAGCAGTAGTGATAATAGAAGTAGAGGTGCCAGTGGGCTCGATCGTAGAAGGTTTTCCGTTAGGGTCCGAAGGCGACGTGCCATTGTAGATACACTTGTAAACTTGATAGTTACTGTTTACGACGTAATAGTCTGCATCGTACAATTTAGTAGCACCAGATGCTGCTGTGTTAGTTGGAGAGTAGTCATGGCGATACATGTCATATGTAAAACCAAGACCACCAGTGGTCTGCTCAGGAGGAGTCCAGTCGATACGACGAACAACTTGAATTGTATCAGATGCCAAGATTCTCTTCATAGAAATCATGTCATCAAACGAATCAGAAAACTGATCGAATGAATCGATTGCTTGAGGAGGTGAGTTTTCATTGTCCCAAGACTGGGGTCTGCCAATGAAAACATACAAACGATCCCTACTAGTACCAGCATCGGCATCAGACTGTGCCGAATCTGGTCCTTCAAGAGATTTGATGAACTTCTTCGCAGAGAAGATTCTAAATTGATCTGTGAGTAGGGCTGCCATGTTTTAGATCTTTCTTCGTTACTTATTTATAGTCTTACGAGGAGAACTCGTTTCTGACCAGGGTTGAATAGACAATATCTTTGACTCTCCACCTAGCACCATTATTACCAATAACTTCTTCACCACCTAGAATTGCTTCTAAGACCATACCAGATCCTGTCGTATCGCCAGGATCATTCGTCACTGTGACAGTTGGATGCAATACAAACGCATTATCAATTGACTGAGTATAACCATAACCCTCTGTAGTAATATTTACAGAATCAATCTGGTCACCACCAGCAGTCATGACTGCGGTAGCAGTAGCATCAAAACCAATTACACTAGATTCAATAGTGATTGTGGGTACTGCAGTGTAGTTATTACCTGGGTTCACAATCTTCATATCAATGATGCTAGAGTTCTTGGAGAATTTGTAGAACCTACCGTTGACACCAAGTGCAACGTTACCAGTATCATATGGAGTAATATTTTCGAGAACTAATTCTCTAGTAGCATTGTTCCACGAAACAACTGCTGCAGTGATACCAGACTGTTGTCCAGTGATAATTTCTCCTGGGAAGAAGTTTTGATTATTTGTATAACGAACATCGAGAATCAATGTTGCCGTTGCTGGATGATCAACACCTTCACTCAAAGCACCTGCAATATCGATGGTTGCAATTTTTGGAGGAAGACTTGCATCGTTGATGCTATCACCAAGTTGGAATAGAGTTGTGTTTTGTCCACCAACAGTTTCTTCAATACCATACAAAGAACTGTAGATACCACCATCTAGAGCAATCTGATTTTCAAATTGTGTTCCACTATTATCTAGATCTGGAATATCATTCTCATCTGCATCGACATACTTAGTGTCTTGCAAAATAGTAGGAGGTAAGACTTTAGTGTTATAAACAGAGTCACCAACAAATAGAATGATTTGATCACCAGCAGAAGTTTCTGTGGTATGTGGTAGTTGTGCTGAAAGAGTAGATTCCGCAACACCACCATCAAAAGCAACTGTCTGTTCTTCAGATGATGGAATACCACCATCAATGAATGCTAGATCGTCAACTTCAAATTTTACAAATAGTTCTCTACTTTCGGGTTTCCAATCATAAACAATAGCAATTTTGTTATCGGAGTTTTCAACTCTTCTAATGATTTTGTCGCCAACTTTGAAATTGTATGTTGAAATACCAGTGTCAGCATCATTTTGAGAAGTATCGAGAATTACACGTTGATCAAAACGGAAATTCTGACCACGGAGAAGACCAGTAAATCTACCAAATTGTTTTCCAGTATATCTAACGATCTCATTACCAACCATTAGAGTACCAGAACCAGCAAATCCTTCAGTGCTGTCAACAAACATCTGATCATCATCAGGATCCATTGGAGCAGTCAAACCAGTCAATGTAAAATTGACAGAGTTGTATGATTGACGATTTCTAACTTGCCTTTTTAGGGTTACTAGTTTCGTAAAGATAACATTTGGTTGTGATGTATATCCAGCACCAGCTTCAGTAATATTGATTCCTGTAACTCTACCCTGACTAATTACCGCTTCTGCTTTAGCACCGAGACCGCCACCACCATCAATTAGAATAAATGGAGGTTCGTTATAGAATTGTCCACCATCATCAACAGATATATTAGTAACTTTACCAGTTGTATCGATATATGCAACACCAGTTGCGCCAGATCCACCGCCACCCTGGAAAAATAGTGATGGAGGAGTAGCAAAATCGCGACCTTCTTGAAGTAGTGACAAACCAGTTACAGTTTGAGTAACTGGTATACCAACTGCACCGCTTCCTTCACCGCCAAGAATTTCACATCTTGCATCTCCAAAATATCCATCTCCATTTGATTTCATACTAATATATGAAATCTCACCACTACCATCATCCTTTAGAACTGCTTCCGCAAAAGCACCTCTAGGACTTTCTAGGTTTACTGATGGAATAGATTCACCAGGAAGTACTTCTCCGCCAAAGAAAGATCTACCAACAAAATATGGATAGACTGGATTACCCGTTGCATCAATAGTGGCAAAATATGCATAGGTTCCATTTGGATACTCTGGTGTTACACAATATCTTCCATTATATTCATCCAAATCACCAACTGTGGCATCAAAGATATTATCCTGAATAAATGTTCCAGATGGATAACCGTCAATAACTAAGCGTTCTGCCATATTTGCATGGTTATAACAGAAATAATACAGTGTAATTGGTGCTTCAATAGGAACAGTAATTTCTACTCTTCTCTGGGTAGCACCATTGAATGCATCGATATATCCCTGATATGTAACTTCGCTGTTGTCTAAGAAATATCTAACACCATCTTGCCATACGACATTGTTATCAAATGGGGTTTGACCAGGCGAATGCCACCCCTGTGCAGTGCTACTTCCGATTTCCGAAAACAGTATTGCATGAGTCGTATTAGTAGCATCATCTTGACTGAAAACATATGTACTGCCACGCTCAAGATTTAGAAACTGCTTCTCAGCATTCGTGTATCCCCCACCAGTAATATAGTATCGATTACCAGTTCCAGTTGTTTGTGCTGGAGCAACAGTAACAGTATAGGTAACTGTAGTTGGGGTGACTACTCTTGGACGAACAGCGTCAATCTCATCACCAGTTTTCAAACGATATGAAGACTCCATTCTGACTGGAGTCGATGGAATCAGTGGATCGTCATATCCATATGGACCGTAGATAGGATAACCATCATAAGAATATCCTAAAACTTTTGAGTGACCATCAGGATGTCTAGCACGATCACCCTGGTAGTTACTATTTTTATAGTACTGTGCAATATTGAATGTACTACCAGTTGCATCAAATGCTTCTCTTAGTTTGTATGAAGTATAAAAGTACTTACCTGCAAGTGTAGATTCCTCAGTTGCTGTTCCGCCGTATTGATCAAGACCTAACAATGATGGTGTTTTTACAACATCATAGGTATAGTTTGTAATAGATCTGGATCTTGAGATATCTAAAAACCCACCAGAATGAATTTCTACGCCGTTCGCTGCAATGCCAACTCTACTCTCATCGTAGATTTGCCTAGGTTGATTCGGTACTTCTTTACCACCACGATAAATGAAGGTGTGATTATATGCAACTGCATAGATTCCATCAACATCATATGGTGCTGGATCGGGAAGATTATTGGTTCTTACATTTAGTCTGTCATACTCCGTAAACTGTCCTGTAGTTACAGATGTATTTGCAGATACCCAGATAACGTTTGGATTGAATGTATTGACTCTAGTAACTGAGTCTTGTTTAGGTGTAATTACAACTCTTAGTGGGTCATAACCACTTCCTGCTTCAAGAACTCTGACATAAGTAATCTTACCAGCATCTCTATCGATAAAGGGATAAAGAACTGCCTCTTGCAAAGGAGTTCCGCAGTTATCAATTACAAGACGTGGGGGATCATCTGGGTCATACCCACTACCACCATCTTTTACCTCAACAAAAGCAACGCCGAAATCGTCGTTGAAATGAGGTTCAATTATTGCGCCAGATCCAGGAACTTCTCTTGCCATATCCCTTTATTATTTGATTAGTAGTGTTCCCGCCATGTTTGCGTGAATAGTACACTGATAGTACAGAGTATTTGGTGCGCTCATAGGAACGGTAAAATACTGGCGACCCGTTTTATCGCCACTAACACCAAGAGTCCACTCTGAACCAGACAAACCAGTTGTTGACTGAATTCTGAATGGGTGGTTGACACCAGCATTATTTACAAATACATATGTAAATCCTCTATACAGATGCAATGTTGGGTCATCAGTTTGTACTTGACCAGGACCCTCAATCAAATAGGAGTTGTTATTCAGACCAACTGAGATGATATACCAAAGAGTTGGCGATGGTTGGTTGATCCATGCAGGAAGAGCACCAGCACCCTGACTGTCATATGTAATGGAGTCACCTCTGGTAAGAGTTGTAAAGTTTACATCAGTGAGTTCGGCAAACTCAAAACTGCCGTCTACATTGATAGTAACAGTGTCGCCAGAAATAGAAGTATTTACATTTGTACCACCAGCAATTGTCAATGTATCCGCAGAAGAATCCGCAGTTGTAGAACCAGTGTCACCAACAATAGTCTGGAAAATATTTTGAGTTGCAGCACCAGCAGCATCGTCGCCAGGTTGCCATTTACTCGTAGTGGAATTCCATTTCAGAACTTGACCATTCGTAGGTGCTGTTGTTGTGGTATCAACATCAGTAAATGCTGTAATGCTATCGAGTTTTGTGACCAGATCTACAGTTGCATCACCAGTTCCAGTGATGGTCATGTTGACTTTTGGACTGTTGTCTCCGTTTACAGTAAAGAAGAATCCTTTATGTGTGGAGTTGGATGGCGCATCTCCAACAGTAGGATATTCGTTTTTGTATGTAATTTTGTCAGAGACTTGAACATGACCTGTCGAACCATCAAAAACAGTTGACTGACCACCATAACCAACGGTAACATCACCAGTTCCGTTGGGAGCAAATGAAATATCTCCATTGTTACTGGAGATAATAGAAAAGTTGTTTACATTGAGAGATGAAGTTAGGGAAGAATAGTCTTGAGGAACAAAATTGCTACCGTTCCACCTAAGAACCTGACCCTGTGCAGCACCAGAAGTGTTGATGGTCAAATCGGTTCCATTACCGATTGAACCATACAGTTCGGTAAAATTATCATTGATTTTATCGCCACCAGCTCTCAAAGAGTCGCCAGTACCGTCGTTGGCTAATGTGCCAATATTTACAAACTGTTTTGCCATCAGTCCAATGTTTTTAGTTATTTATGGGTTGCCGCCGCCAGGGGGAGGGGGTCCACCTGCTTGACGTTGTTGTTTTGTACTAGTACCAAAAATATATGGGTACACAGGACGGTTTTGGGAATCTAACGTTAGGAAGTACGCATAAGTCCCGTTTGGATACTCTGGTGTTACGCAATAGCGACCATTATGAACATCCAAATCACCTAAGTTTTCAACAAACTCATAGTCATTCACATAAGTTCCTGCAGGGATATCTGCATACACGGAACCTCTTCCCACAATTGGAGAAGGGAATGCACGATAAGAACTTTGCATTCTTACTGGTTGTGTAAGAGGGTCTAAATTGTTTTCATAACCAAATGGACCGTATATGGGATAACCATCAAAACAAACTCCAACAATCTTAGAGTGTCCATCTGGATGCCTGAAAAAGTCACCCTGATAGTTTGTAGAACTGAAATAAGAATTAGAGTTGATTAGTTTAGAACCCCAGCAGTTTACTAGGAAAGAACCAGAGTGGTAATGGTATTCTCCAGACTGCTCTGGATGCCCTCCACAAGCGTCTACACCGTATGATTCCTCATTATATACCGCATTGTATGTAAACCCCGTTGGAGGTTGTGTGCTGCTCCCTGGAAGGGGTCCTGGACCAGCAGAAGGATTGAACAAAACGGTGCCATTCAAAGCAATCCCCTGTGGACCAAGAGTAGTCTCATGGGGATTTGATGTGTTTGTTCCACCACGATAGGTGAATGTAAAATCACCATCCTGTGCCGAAATTGTATTTGGACTGCCTGGAAACAACCCTGATCCTAATGGAGTTCCATATAGGGCAGGGTCTGGACGTAAATCAGATTCTATTTCTAGTTGATTTCCGTCCAGAGTTACAGTTGTGGTCGATATTGCCATCTTGTCTTAGAACCCCTCATAGTATTTAGCTGGTGCTGGATGACCAAATAGAAGTGATATCAAAGTTGCTGATTGTGTATGCGCTAGTTGGTGCGGTCCAACCAGTCGTTTCTTCCTCAGAAGTACCACCTTCAGTATCAGTACCACCGCTAGTTTCGCCCGTGACACCACCGCCAGAAGTCGTACCACCCGAAGTTGTTGGAGTGTCATCCACAACACCCGAACCAGCATCAGGTTCTTGTACTACCTGTCCACCCGAAGAACCAGTTCCAAGTTGGTCAACGACGATTGCGGGGGTGCCATCTGCAGGATAATCTGCAAGATTTGGAGGAGTCCAATCATCAGGCACACTAGATTCTGCAATAACAACTGGATACTTATAACCAGAACCTTCGTTAGAGAGTTCAACACGCTCAACACCGATCAGTGCTTTGATATTAGAATCAAAACCAGAGATCGAGTCTACGCGGACGAGTGGGCGTGAGGTATAACCAGATCCACCCGATGTAACGCGAGCTTCTGTAATTCTTCCTCTGGTGATATTTGCAGTTGCTGCAGCATCTTTACCAAAGACAGAACCCAGATAATCGAAGGTGATGAGCGAGTTTGAAGATTCAATAACAGCAACTTCACGGTCTTCTGTCTCACCCTGAATGTCTAGGATATCGCCAGGTTCAACTGGAGGAACAACAATCTCAGCGTCAACGTCTGCCTCAGAACCAACATAGGAGAATGCCACGAACGTGGATCCTACGCGAGGAATCTCAGCAAAGATGATTCTGGAACCAACGATGTTGAACGCAATTCCTGGTTCTTGGATAACACCATTGAGCGAGACAACGATGTTGTTTTCTGGTCTTACCGTAGCAGACTGAACGCCATCGGTTAGTGTCAGCGAGTAGAATGTACCACCGCGACGTAGGTTGAATGATTGACGTAGAGAGTCAAACTCAAACGAAATATCATCCAACTGTCTTAGTTTACCAACGTAGTAACCAGTGAATGAAGCACCAACCTCGGGAGGTTCGCTGAATTGAATGTTATCGGAGAATGCCGTATATGCGAACAGAGAACCTGGAGGTTGGAGAATACCATTGATAAAGATGAGTAGATGACCTTCTGGATCTGGGAAGTATGGAGTGCCGTTTGCAGTAGTAAGTTTGAATGTAGTTTGTACACCATCGAAACCACGGAAAGAACGCTTGACTCTTGCCTTCAATTCAACAACGGTTTCAATTTGAGCAGCAAATCCAGCACGTCCCTTCAGGGTTTCGCGACTTGTCCAAGTTCCTTTGACCTGCGAGACGAATACACGCTTGCCAGTACCGACCTGCTTGATATCAACAATTCTTGCAGAAGCATTTCCAGCAACTGTTAGATTTGTTTGAATTGTTGCAAAACCGACTGGGAACTCTTCATCTAGAGGACCAAAGTAACCAACAGCATCGCCATTATTGAAAGTTCCTAGGAATGGTTGTACATACAAATAACCGTTGTCCAAATCAACTTCGGTAATGATTGCACGCTTGTTAGCATCTCTAGTGCCAGCAATAATACCGTAAAGTGTGCCACCGACATCAAACTGATCAAGAAGTGCATCAGATACAACACCAAATCTTACATAACCACCAGAAACGATATTTTCACCAACATTCAATTCAAGACCAGCATACTGATTGATATCAAGATAAAGTCTGGAAGATTCTGGATAAACAACGCTGGTTGGTTCAAATGGTCCAACCAGAGAATCAGTATCAACGGTTAGTTTACCACCAGTGTTAGAGGTAACTGCTGCCTCAGAACGAATAAAGTTCGTTGTTACGGCACGAACATTACTAGTGTACGCTTTGAATGGTACGTTGCTTTCAAAACTTCCTCTTAGACCGATGACATGAATTCTCTCTTCGATTGCGTCAATAGTTGCGTAAGCACCTTCGCTAGTTGTAATTACATCACCAATTGCCCATGGACCAGCAGTGATAATCATGTCAATGTAAGCAAAGTTTTCATCTGAGTAGAAAGCATAGATTGTGCCCGTAACTGTAGGAGCACCCTGCTTAGCGGCAGTATCATTCAGTACGAAAGGACCATCAGTGATTCCACTTACAGTCAGGCGTACAAATGATGTTGCAACTTCTGCTTCATTGATGCTATACGATTCAACCTCAGCGTAGTTGTCTGTGCTTGTTCCATAAACAAACGATGCACCAACAATTTCACCACCAAGAGGAACGGGAATATTTCTAGTTCCATAGGTCTTGGGTTGCAACTCAATGCCGTTATAAACATCGATTGTGCTGTAGTACTCCTGATCTAGAAGTTGATTTCTATACAGACCTGTGTAATACCCAATCATTGCAATGATGTCTGCTGCAGTGTAATCTGCTGCAAGAGTTGCATTGGTATATGAGGGGAATGTAGTCTGAGGAGATGGATCAACTAGTGTCTGGTTGAGTGCAGCAGACATGTAAGTCTCAACCTCATCAATAATATAGTTTCTGATATTGTATGCGTTGTTTGGATAGAACAGAGTACCATTCTGAGACTCATAGATATCAATATCACCCTTATTGAGTTTAGCACCCCAGAAGAGAACGCCGTTTGTGCCGTCGCCAGCACCCGTAGGTTGGGAACTATTGTTCATACCAAACATGATTAGTCTGACAGAACTTACACCGAATGGAACATCGAACGAGATGTATGCGCGATACCAACCGTCACCCTGAGCAAAAATGCTAGATGCTACGTTTTGAACACCTGCAGTAAAAGTAGATCCCTTTGTTCCAGCAGCAAGATCGAGATTGAAGAATGCATAGTGAGCATCATCCCACTGGAGTCTAATTCTTGCTCTATCATAACCAGAAGACTTGAAGAATGCTGAGAATGTATACCTTTGAACAGATGCATCAACACCTTCGTCAAAGGTCAGATTACCTGCGTCAAAGGACAGATTATCACGGTCAAAGGTAGTATACGCGGTCAGAGCATAATCTCTATACAAACTCTTATCATCATTTGCATTTGTGGATGGAATAAATTTATCTGCCGTTGCAGTTCCATCAGGTCCGTTTGCAGCATCTACTGTAACAGTGCTAGTTGCAGTTTGGGTCCATCCACTAAAATCTTCAACTGAACCTACTGGAATTAGATTGAGTGTTTGCTCAATATCTTGTACAGTAGAAGTTAGTTGTCTGACAGAGTTATAGGTTTGAGTATTTGTATACTCTGCTGTAGTTTGATTGGTAATCGCAGTTTCCTGTGTTACCAAAATATCATGAATGATGTCATCAACTAGAGTATCCAAGAATTCATCTTCATTCCAAGAACCCGAACCCCACTGTGCCAGAACACTTTGCTCGATTTCTCTAGCATAGTAGTTCTTGTTGAATAGAAGCATTTGTGCGGCAGAGCGACCAGTGTCTCCACTAGGTGCAAGAGTCGCAACCAAAGCAGTAGTAAGGTTGTCAATAGCAGTTTGAACATCAGCACAATCACCAGCAGTGTAGTTTGAAGGATCACCATCATCGTTAGAATCAGTGATTGTAAAATCAACATATGCATTTTCTTGCGTGTGTTGAGCAACATAGTGATCATTGGTGATTTGAATGTTGTTTGCTGTCTGTAGAAGGTTGTTTACTGCCTTCTTGCAAAGGAATGCAATTTGCTCATATGCATAAACTGTTGCTGCTAATTGATCTTCAACAGAGAAGATTTCCAAAGCGGAGTTCAAATACGCTTCAACTGCTGACAATGTGCTGTTATTACCACCAGTGAGAAGGTCTGCCATAATACCTTCGATGATGTATCCAGCATCACGGATGCACTTGTTTCTACCATCAATACTACCACCAGGATAAGTAAAGGATTGATATGTGTTGTTGTTGCTTAGAGTATAGAAGAACTCATCTTCCATCAGACCAACTGCTTCTTCTGCAATATAATCTTTATTGAATACAATCAGATTTACAGCATCCTTATATCTGTCACCAACAGGCGATAGAATGTCATTCAGTGTTGTGACTAGGTTGTCAATAGCAGTCTTGACATCAGCACAACCACCTGGATCATTGGTGATTCCAATGTCAGGAATGATTACAGCATCAGTATACTGAGCACTTGCTTCTAGATCGCCAGTAATGGCGAGTTTCATCATTTCACCCAGTTGCTCATGGGCATATAGTGAACCGTAGAGTTGGAGTCTGATGTGAATGATCTCATCATTCTGACCCAGATAGAACTTCGCTGCCTCGGTGGTATAGAAGTTTCCGCCAAATCTCAAGTCTTTTACCATTGCTGCTGTTAGCAGCGATAGGTCGGTCTTACAACGTGCAGTACCACTTCCAGTGCCATCCGTATTTCTAGGCATTTCGGTGACTAGATTTGGATAGTATGCAAGTAGTCTTCCAGAAGTTTCGTCAATAATCGCCTCAGTATTGAGTTCAATCAGATTTGCAGCATCTTGGAATCTGTATCTTGTATCATCAATAATCTCATTAGTCCAGAAGAACTTATTGACACCATCAACATATCTTACGGTGAGATCATCAGATCTGTATGCATAGACTTTAGCACCACCATATTCAAACTCTGCAGAAGTTCTAGTAACTGTTGCCAGGTGATCAACCTGGTTGTTATATGCCTCGTCTACAGTATCAGCAACAATATCATATAGTGTTGTCAGAGCAGAAGCAACATCAGCACAATATGGAGAAGAGGTATCAATAGTGATTGTAGTATCATAATCTGGTGTCAGACCATGGTCACCAACTAAGGTGAGTGTGTCTTGACGCATGATAGCAATCGCAAGATCTCTTGCCTGCTGATATGCATATACAGTTGCTGCCTCTTCACCAACAACATGGTTGAGTTGGATTGGATTGAGTGTTCTATCAACATAGAAAGCAGCAGCATCCCAAGTTCTTGCATTACCACCATCTCTGATGTCTCTCATGATCTGACGAGTTACATCTCTAACATCGTCAACACAGTTGATGTATGTTGGATGAGTTCTGGTAATTGTTGCAGCAGAAGATGGATAGGTTGCAGCATCATTGCCGTCAGGATCCATAATCGTATCCGTGACGATCTGCATTAGTTCATCAATAACTGCTTCAACATCAGTACAACCACCAAAGACATATGTGATAGTTGTATCTTTAGTCTGGGTCAGACCGTGAGTTCCACTAATGGTTACTGTAGTGTTATTGATGATTTGCTTAGCAATATCTCTTGCCTCGTTGAATACATCAACAGAATCCTGCTCATTTCCAGATAGGTGTTGGATTACAGCACCATCGGTGTATAGATTTGCCGCGTCCCAAGTCTTAGAGTTGAAACCATACTTGACGTTGTATGCAATGTTTCTAATAACATCGTAAACATCATCGATACAATCTTGTGATGTTGTTCCAGCTGGAGGGGTTGGAGAGATTCTTTCGTATGCTTCATTAGCAATGAAGTCTAGGTTTGCAAACAGTAGGTTGTATGCATCAGCATAACGATCACCAACAATCGTAGATGGGATATGCAGTTTTGGATATTGCAGATCTGTACGATGTGCTGCCTCATTTGCAATAAGGTCAATGTTATTGAGAATCTCACTTGCAGCATCATAGTAACGGAAAGCGATTCCAGTGTTTACAAACTCATCAGTTTCATTCCAAACAGCAGCACCAGACCAGTCAATCGTATTGGTAGCACCATCTTCTCCATCCATGTGGAGAAGCAGCATTGTATTCGCATCGCCCTGGAAAATACCAGTTGGTGCAACAAAGTTTGCCGTGTAACGATTGGTCGTACTGACACGAACTTCATCAATAAAACCATTGAAGAAGTTGCCTAGATTTCCACCAATATAAACATTCTTAGCAGCGAATGAATTGGTATCTGCACCGCCACCACGCTGATCACCATCAATATAAAGTAGAGATTGACCAGATGCTCTAACAATAGCAACATGATACCAGGTATCAACTGCCAAGTTGAGACTGGAAACAGCAATATCGCTACCATTTACATTGTAACGTACTTGAGCACCTTCTAGATAAACTCGTGCAGCAACCTCAGTTGCAGTTGCACGGAAATCTAGCAAGTTCTGAGTTCCAGTTACCGAGGAAGGTCTTACCCAGAATTCTAGAGTAAATGAATCAGTTCCAAAAGCAAAGTCAGATGTATTTGTTAGAATCGAGATGCTAGAATCAACACCATCAAATTCTGCAGAAGCAGTACCAAACTTCTTCTGATCTGTGCTAATAGCAGCACTACCGTTGAAAGTTGCAACATGATAATCAAGACCATTTGCAGAACCTCTACCAGTCTTTCCTAGATACAGGATACCTCTACCAGCAGCATATCCAAGAACTTCTGCTTTTGCATTGATAGTTCTAATGATTTGCCCAACGCTGAAGAATCCATTACCTTCTTTGTCTTTGATTGCAAGTTTTCTAGACTGTACAAGTTCATCAGAATCAAAATTACCAGTATCATTACCATACTCAAACTTGTAACTGCGGATAAACTCTCCATCCAGAATATCACCAGTTTCTTGGTTATATGTGATGACGTAGTTGTTTACAAACTCACCGCCAGGGAAGTTAGCATCGAAAGATACTAGGTTAGTATCATAATCATTGATCTGAATTTGAGAATCAGCAATATTATCAAGAACGACGTTTGGATAATTTGGACTAGAGATTCTGTTGAACAGAAGACCGAAGAATGTAGAACCCTCAGAAATAATTACCTGAGGAATAACACTACCGTCAACTGGGTTTGTATAGTTGATTGCTCTCTCAACCAAAGAAACTACGCCAGATTTTTGACCAACAATAATATCATATTGAGCAATAGAGAATAGACCTGGAGTGGATTGATAAGTACCAGTCGTCTTAGACAGAGTTAGATCATTAGTAACCTCAATTGAAGTTCCATACAGAGGTGTTGATTCTTGCTGTTGTGCAGGAGTTGTACCAATTTGCCCTCTGAGAACAGTCAATGTAGTGGAATCGGAACCATTTACAACTTCTGTTACCTCAAATACTTCAGACCCAAACTGATATCTCTCACCAACCAAGAATGTACCTGGTTCTACTGGAGCAGGAGATATACTTGCATAATCTAGAACTTCAATGGAAGATGTTGAAACACCAACAGTGTATCTCAATCTAGCAATTGGTCTATCTTGTCCAACTTCTAGGTTGATTTCTTCGATTGTAGCAATCTCAGCATCTAAGTTAGTAATAGTCTCTTTGAACTCATACAAATGATCTGTCTGAACATTTGCATTTTTGATTTGAGTAACAGAATCTAGAATGCCCAGGAATCCTGTTGCACCAACGTTGAATGTTTCACCAATAATGTAATTACCTTCTCCTGCCTCAGATTCAGGAAGACCAGCAAGAGTGTTCAGGTCATCACCAGCAACACCATTGAAGAATACATCAATAGTATTTCCACTTGTAGAAATAACAGTTCCTCTCCATCTGCTAGTCAGACCAACAATAGAGAAACCTAGGGTTGGGAAGATACCCGAAACATTACTAAATGATAGTCTGTAAACAGATAGGAATCTAGTTTCAACTTGTGCATACTTTACACTAGCAGGAGGTTGAGGTGGTTCTGCAAAAACAATGTTGTTACCCTGAATTACATAAGATTCTATTGGGGTCTGCACAACACCATTGAGAACAATCATCAACTGGTCTGCTGAAGCAGAAACTGGTTCTAGAGCAACAGATAGTGGGAAAGAAATTTTCTGACCATCAAATTGATCAGAAATATCATCCAGTCTTTGTACAATCGATGTCAGAATGTTCTCTGAAGAGGTCAATCTCTTTTGACGGAACAGAACCTCAGTATTGTTATATTGAGTATAAATTGGTTCTACAAGAGCAAAGTTTTGGATGTTAGGTACAATCGCAGAATCTGCCAGGTTTACAGACTTAGTAAGTTCAAAGTCTGTAGTTCTATTTTCAATAGTTGCAGATTCGGTTAGTTGAAGTTGACCAAACAGTTTGAAACCTGCTGGGTGAACATTTGTTAGTAGTAGATTTCTCCAAGATTCAATCGAGACAGACGACTGAACTGCATAGGAGAACGTCTGATAATAGAAAGAGTCTTGTACTCTCTGAATAATTTCGGAAAGTTTACCACTATCATCAATAAACTGACCTGTAGTCTTGGTAATAGAGTCAATCTGTAGAACACCACGAGCAACAGAGATAGAAGCAATAACACCAGAAGACTTAGAAATTCTACCAGTTAGTTTATCGCCAATATTGAACGTTCCAGTATAATCAACTAGTTTCAGAAGTCTTGGTCCAACCAACCAACCATCATTCTCAGAAACATAACCAATCGCAGTTGGGTTATTGATATCATCCCCCTGATAAATTTCTTCACCCGCTAAGAACCCACCAGTGATAACGTTTGCTCTTGCAGCACCACCGAACGAATCGGTAAGCAGGATTTGACGACCATTACCAGCGTTTACGAAGGCAATTGCATCGCCAAGTTCAGCGTTTGAAGGAGTAATTGCAAGTTTTAGTTGATCTGGTTCTAGGGATTGTGCAGTACCAGAAATTGCATAGTATGTGGTTGAAGCATTCAGAGTTCCAGTTGCACCACCTGCAATTGGGAATGCACCTTCATCCTCACCATCGTCCTGAACTTGAAGTTGCACTTCAGCACCGTTCTCAATACCATGTGGGAAAGAGAACTGCAGTAGACCCAAATCTAGGTTGACAACATAGTTGAACGAAGATTTCAGAGAAACAGTAGGTTCAGAAGAATAACCAGCACCAGGATCTTTTACAAAGATTTGATCGATACGACCGTTCTTGATCGTTGCTTCAGCAATAGCACCAGAACCACCACCACCTTCAATAATGACAGCAGGTGGTTGAGAGTAACCAGAACCAGGATCGGTAACAGTAATGTTATCGAGAATGCTAGTATTGATCAACTGAGCGTTTACTGGGAAAGTAATCTCAGGGCGTAGAGTGTAGTCGTGAGGATAATCATAACCAAAGTTATTGTTCTTCAGGTTCTTGATCTTACCTACGTTAGTACCTCTAGTAAAGATAGATGCACCAGAACCGAAAGGTGGAATCTCAACTTGCAGTTCTGCACCAGAACCAGTTAGACCAGGACCAAGAATACCAGGAATTGCCTCAAGATCAATGAATGCACTAGTATAACCCTTACCAGCACTTGTAATCACTACAGATGAGATCTGACCAGGAATAGTAATTCCCTCTTCATCAGTTCCATCTTCAACTGTAATATTTACACGACCACCTTCACCATCACCAGAAATAGCAACGCCTTCATATACACCAACTGCATATTCAGTACCAGGTTCTAGAATGTTTATACGCTCAATTTTTCTAGAAGAAATAATGCCAGAAACAATAGGAAGTTTCTTATAGAATCCACCGCTATTGATAATACGAATATCACCGATTTCACCAACAACTTTTTCGGAAGAAGTTGAATATGCGGCATAAACAATATTTGCTGGACCTTCTGGTTCATCATTCAACGCAAACTTGATGATGTCTGGACCACGAGTAATTGTGGCACCACCCAAGAATCCTACGGTGTGTTCACCCAGATATGGAGAATATGTAACTGCCAGATATGCTTCGGAATCAACTGGAGAATTAGCACCAACTCTAGATGGGTCAAAGTAGTAAGAAATATTGGTAATTTCTGGTTCAGTGACTTTGAACACAACTTTTGGAGTTGGAGATCCAGTTGCAACAACACCAGGAGTTCCAGTACGAATAATTGAGTTGAACGAATATTCCAGTTTGTTTAGGTTGTCCTTAGAGAAGGACAAGAAGTACCCCTGCATCGAAGGATGACTGACATCAAATTCATATTGATGTCCATAGTACATCTTGATAACTGGAGACTTAGCGTAAATGTCTACAGAACCAGCAGATACAGCAGGATTGGTTGTAGCAACATCATCTAGTTTATAAATGAACTCTTTGCTACTTACAATAGTATCAACAGGGAATGCACCATCATACTCATCATAATCCACATTACCAACAGTCTGAGTTGGGTTACCATCAACAAAGATCATGCTACCAACAGACAAATAATGTCTGTTACTGGTAATTACATAAACTTCGTCAGTATTTTCTACAGCGGAAACTCTTAGAGTCTTATCGAGAGTTGCAAACAGAGTAATCTTTGTAACACCAGTCAAACCAGTAATTTGAATAGCAGTATTATCACTATTTGTGAAAGAAAGGTTTCCAGATGGATCTGTTGGAACTTGAGTAATTGGATCAATATAATCGGGAATTGTTACCAGAGAACCCTTTACATATGGAGAAGAACCAGATACTTCATCAATTCTCACTGCATAGTTTTCATCGCTATATGATTTGAACTTAGCAAAATTATTCAGAGTTCCACCTAAGTAGGAAACTGTGCTCATGTCGATATCAAACTCACCAATCGTGGTATAAGTCGTTTGTGGGAACTCATAACTAACAATCTGGTTTACATCATTGACAGTAGGACCAACGATCCCATATGTATCACCTTCATCAAACTGAGAAGTAGACAGCAAACCAGTGTTTAGATCATTAGACCAAGAGTTATTATTTACAGCAAGATAAATCTGGTTATTAGTTGTGTCAATGTCAACAATGTAACCACTATTGATAAATGCACCTGCTTCTGTATTCAGAGTCAGTTTTGCTTTTTCGGTGAACTTGAAATCCTGATTGATAGTCAGTTTTTGGATGTTATCGATCTTCAGAGTGTCAGCACTCTTGATGAAGAACTTACCAATAACCTTAGCGTCAACTTTGACTTTTTGAGAACCTGGAGCAGGGACAGTTGCAGTTCTAGAAGACCAAATGTCCTGTCCAAAGGTAGATGTTACTTCATCTACAACATGAGAAGTGTCTGCATTGTTTAGATCGAGAACTTGCAGACCCGAAGCACCAACTGCCCAGTCGCCAGAACCAAGAGTCAAACTAGAAGGTAGATTTGCAGTTACAGAAGATCTTACTTGCTTATATCCACTAAAGTTGCTTCCCTGGTTGGGGAAAGTACCAAGTCTAACACTATCGACATTTTTGTCCGACTTGATATAGTCGCCAATGTAGTCGATATAATCATACTTCGCAGTATATGCGGTAAAGAACGCAGTGTCAGTAAAGGTATAGTTTTCAGTAGTTGCGCTAGCAATATCAGAAGGAAGAGTGAATGTATCAATTACTCTATTTCTGAGTTTGATGTTATCAATAGCAAAACTTGCTTGCGTTGCTTGCTCAAATACACCAGCAGAAACAAGACCTGGGAAGTTTCCGACATACAGTTCTCTATCGCTCGTAGGAACATCCGCAGAGGTTGCGGTAATAACTGGAGATCCTCCATTGAGATAGACTTTGAAATCATTACCTGTTCTGGTAACAGCAATATGATGCCATCTGTCTTGAGTGACAATAGAACCAGTGCTAGATGCAGGAGAAACCGTATCTAAAGCTGTTGTGCTGTTAGCAGCATACAATTCAAGATCAAAGTTAGCAACATCAATCAAAAGCATTACACCACCATTTTGCTGAGCATCATCGGTGATTGCAAAAACTGTATGGTGAGTTTGAGAAAGATTTGTAACTCTGGTGGATGGTACAAATACAAATGCTTCAAATGTCCAAGATTCACCATCACCAAAAGCATCTTGCAGTTCAGATCCTACAAATTGCAGATGTGTTGGTGTATAATTGGTTGTAACATTGTCAATGCCAATGAAACTCAATCTTTCGTTGACTTGCAGAGCAGAATCATTAGTTTGAGTTAGTACTGGGTCAGTAATAGCACCAGTTACATCGGCAAGAGCATCAGAAGCAAAATCTAGAACAAATTCATTTCTATTCCAAGATGTTTGACCACCGATATAGACATCACCAGAAATATCAGATGCAATAGCGTAAGTTACTAGACCATCCGCACCCTCTTGTACTTTGGTGTTGGAAATAGTAGTAATTTTGCCATCATAACCAAATTTTGCAATATCAGTGCTTCTTTCTTTAGTTGTCGAATCAACTTTATTGATAGCAACAGCAACATCGCCAAAAATGTCAATATCTGCGGATGCGATGCTTACACTGTCAGTGTCAGAAATTGCATATCTGTAGTTCCAGACCAAAACTGCATCTAGATCAAATTTACCAATCCAAACCGCATTAGTTTTTGACTGTGCAATATCATACAACGTTGCGGTAACAATAATTTCATCAAACTCATTTAGAGTGAATTTAGCATCTTTGAACCAGTTTGCAGATTGTGTAAACTCTTTAGTCCAAACCAATTCAATACCAAAAGCAAGAACTTCTAATTTAGAAATTGCAATAGTGGTATTTGTTGAGCTGGCATTTGGAGTAACCTCAAGCAGAGCGTAGATAAATTGATCTTTTACAAACAGATCAAGTACTTTTTCAGATTTGCTGTCAGAAGAGATTTTTCTCTTAGTGACAAATTCACCATTGTTGCTCATCATAGCAACAAAAGCATCATGTGGATAAGTTGAGTTTGTATTAGTGTAACCACCGATAACAAAACGATTATCGCTATATTGAACGATAGAAGATATGTGGTCCGCACGGGTGGCACCAGAAATACCTGCCAGACCCTTCTGGAACCCTGTAGAAGCAGACAAACCATCTGCTGCTTCATCATAGCGCACAAAAATTACATCGGGGTTGTAGGCGCTTTGGATGGTAGTGTTTGGAGATACTTCACCAACAACATATACCTTACGATCGTAATATGCTAGTTTGACGAACCTGAGAGTTCTGGCGCTTGCAACTGGAGCATTTGGAGATAAAGTCTTTTCCCATTGTTTTGCACCTGTAGCAGAATACTTAGCAACGAAACCAATAATATGACCAGAAGAATTTTTAGTTTCTCCACAAACGTAACTAATTTTATTATCGGTTACGAAAATGTCGAGAATCTTAGTGTATTGTTCATTTCTCAGAGATCCCTGGAAATATTCTGCTTTCCTTAGTACCTGTGGGTGTGAAATAAGAATTCTTGGGTCTTCAGTAAATCCACTACCAGAATTGACGATGTTGAATTCAGTAACAGTACCAGTTGTAGCATTGATAATTGGTTCAATTCTTGCATCAATACCATCACCATCAATATCGATAGAAATGGGCACATCATCATTATAACCAGTACCAGGTTGGGTAACCTTTAGAGATTCAATACCATTGATAACTCTAACTTTCAGTTGCTTATCAGAGTCTTCTAGTTGTGGTTTATAATCAACCTCAACTTTGTCCCCAATGACAATTTCATGAGGTACTGTTGTTTGAATGACACCATAAGGAACGTCATTGATAGTTTCAAAAGTAAACGACTGAATTGTTTTACCACGAATAGTTCTAACTTCAGCAGAAGCACCATCACCATCAGTGTCAGTATTATCAAAAACCAAACGGTCTTTTACCTGATAACTAGAACCTGGGTTTTCGACGATAAAACCATCAACTCTAGCATCTTCAAACTTCGTTGTTGTTTCAACTTCAATATCAACTCTAGAGTCAAAACTTACTCTTGGGAAGTAGTCAAATACTTCAAGTTTTGCTTCTTCTTGCAGTTGATTGAGATTATCAATTTCAGTTTGACTAATGGTGCCATCACCATCATCGTCCATAGCATCAAATACAAGAATATCACCATCTTCAGCAGTCAAGAAGTCTGTTTCTACGTTAGGAGCACGCTCAACATCAATATCAACATCTTCAAATGGATCGCGGAATCTAATGACGCCTTCTGGGATGTTTTGCTGAATAGCGTTACGATTCAGGTTCCAAGTATCAACGATAGAGTTCCATGCAGGACCCATAATATATGGGAATTTGGGAACACCATTTTCGGAAGCATCAATAGTTACAAAATAAGCATATGTGCCATCTGGATACTCTGGAGTCTTACAGAAACGACCATTGTACTGATCTAGACCACCAAGACCAAAAACATATTCATAGTCTTCAACAAAAAGACCGCCAGCAAATTGTGCCAATGGAGGACCATCAGTTCTGACTGGTGTTGGGTTTGTAATAGCATTGTAAACAAGTTCTTGCTTTAGTCTATAACTTGTAGTAATGCGCTGAATTTCCGATCCCTGATCAGTTGCATCAGAATAACCATATGGACCGTAAATTGGGTTGCCGTCAAATGCCCAACCAATAATAGGGGAGTGCTCAATACCAGTTTCTGCTTCAAGAAGTCTAGTAGCATCTTCATTCTGTACTACGTTGTCACCAAGAACATAGCGCAGTCTTTGTGGGTTTGAAAGGTGCCCATATTCACCACCATACTGATTATTATATCCAGAGAATACAGAACCATTCGCTTCATCTACATCAATTTGTTCTTGTAGGTTATAAGTCCACTGGAATACATCGGCATCAAACAAAGCACCAGAACCAACCGATACCAGATCAATAGTTGTAGTTCCAGAAGTATATCCAATACCTCTGTTTACGATTTCAATTCTGGTAACACGACCAGCATTTTCACCATCGGTATCAATAACTGCTCTTGCTTTAGCACCGAAACCAGTTCCACCAATAACTACATTTGGTGCAGTTGTATAACCACCGCCAGCATTGACGATAGCAATAGAAATGATTCTACCATTGCTAATAATTGCCTGTGCAACAGCACCTTCACCAGAACTTAGAGAAATGAGTGGTTTGTCACTATAATCAGAACCAGCATTAGTAATTACTGCTTGCTTGATAGGACCACGAACTTTTGCTTCAGCAGTTGCGCCAGCACCACCGCCACCAGAAATTGTAATGACTGGTCTAGAGGTATATCCAGTGCCAGGACTAGTAACAATAATTTGAGTTACTCTTCCCTGAGAAACAATAGCAGTTGCTGCAGCACCCTGACCGTTACCACCGACAATCGAAACCAAAGGAATTCCAGTATATCCAGAACCACCATCAGTAATATCAATCTCAGTAATACTACCATCAACAGTCACAGTTGCTCTAGCACCAGAACCAGTCTCTCCTGTTTTGGTCGTGATAGTCATAATTGGTGGACTATCTGCATCATAATCTTGACCAGCATTAGTAAGATTGATCGCAGTAATCGAACCGTAAGTCTTCTTCTCAGTAGACTTATAAGACCAAACAGAAACACCGTTTACAAATGTACCAATAGGACCAGGAGATGCCTGAGTCTTAGTAGAAATTGTTTGTACATTCAGTGGGAAACGATTCAGTTTACGCTGGTTGCCTGGAACAAGTGCAGATGCACCAAAAGGACCAATTGGATAGTTTGGAAGACCAGTTGATGCAACGTAAACGTAGTCGTCGTTGAAGAATGTATTTTGAATATTTGCGGTATAGTACCTGATCTGGTTGAAGATCGAGATATCAGTGGAACGACCTTTGTTTAGGTCAATAGACGCAAGAATAGTACCCTGGGGTGCAATGCCACCCGTATCGGTTTGAGTGAGGTACTGGAACTCTTTACGGTTATCTTTATTGATCGAAATAACTGTAAAAGATCCGTTATAAACGATTGGGTTTGCACCGTAGATGGTAACTCGGTCACCAACCAGCAAACCATGATCAACATCACTATATGCAGTAGCAACTCTGCCAGCACCCTGAATTTCAGTAATACCAACCAGTTTCTTGACGTTATATCTCCAAGAATCTAGTTGAGGAGAAGAACCAGTAGCACCTAGTTTTGCAACAGTTAGTTTGTCACCAGCAAGATAATAGGATCCTGTGTCAGTTAGGGTCGTCGAACCCGCTTCAGCGATACCTAGAATTTCTAGTTGAACTTCGTTTGATAGACCTTTGTTTACATAAACTCTAAAGTTGGATTTGACGATCGTGCCAGCATCCCAATCTTCAACAACATTGTTTACAGAACGTGTACATTCAATAAATTGGTTCAAAGATTTCTCTTTGTACTGAATGAGTTCATCTCCGATAAGAATTTCGCCGTTTCTTTCTGGCCAACCTACAGTAGAGTCAACTGTAATGATACCATTAGTTTGATTGATTCCTTCTACAAGACGAGTCTTATATGGAATTGCAAATCTACCAAGAATAGTTTCTTCAGAAAGAATTAGTTCATAAATTGTAAATGTAGAAGTTTCAATCGTAAGATAGTTTTCAATTAGTGCTTGTGCGGCAGTTACATTCGTATCAACCAAGTCTGCTTCTTGAATTAGAAGACCATCTCTAAGATCTTCTGCATTGCCACTAACAATAGCGGCACGAACAATAGTATCTACTGCCCAAGTAGCATCAGATGGTTTGATAATCTGCTCTCGTGGATAAGATACACTAACTTCTTCACCATAAAGAAGTCTAAACAGATAATCAATTGCTTGAGTAGTACCTTTAGAATTATAAAAATCTCTAATATTCTTGACAACGTTATTTACGTCAATCTTTTCAATATCAATGAAAGGAAGATCTGGTAAAAATTGATCAATGAAACTGCTCAGCATCTTCTTGAGGAACAAACCATCAAGACAGTCAACCTTTGCTCCAGAAGCAACAGTATGCGTTGCAGCAGAAGTCATAGCTTGGAATTTGATATTACCGATGTTATCAAAACCAATTGGACCAGCAACACCACGAGCACACCCTTCAAATTGTGCTTTTCTGTAATTTCTGCCAGATTCAATAATTTCAAAACCAGTTACACCACTAAAAGCAATTTCAACCGATGCTTCTGCTTGAGGTGGTCTTTGAATAAAGATTTTTGGTGGATTTGCTGGATCGTATCCCGTACCAAAATTGGTTACGTTGATATCGGTAATCGAACCGTTGAAAATAGATGCAGTTGCTGTGGCACCACTACCACCAATATAATTTCCTGCAGTGTCTTTTCTGTCATCAACAATGTAGATAGATGGAATATCTTCAAATCCCAAACCACCATTCAAAAGTTCAATATTAGTGACTCTGCCCAAAGAATCTACTTGAACTTCCAAAACTTGAGCAAGTGTTGGTTCAATAATAGCAACTCTAGGAGGAGTTACATATCCTCTACCTGGATTATTGATTGTTACACTGTCAACTTCACCCGAAGCATTGATTGTTGTGGTAATCTGTGCTTGAATGGGATCACCGCCAGTAGGAGGATCAATATATACCAAAGGTGCAGTGCTGTAGTTTTTACCCGCAGTCAGAAGTTCTACACTACCAACTACAAGTTGACCACCAGAAATTGATGGTTGAGAAATTGTTGCACCACCTGGATCTTCAAAAGTAATACGAGGAACAAAAGTATAGTTTGAACCAGAAGAAAGAAGTTCTAGAGAAGTTACAGAACCATTTTCAACATTTGCTTTGATTTCTGCAGTTTTGCCGCTAACAGGATCTTGGGCAATAACTTTTGGTGGGTTAGATGCAGAATAACCACTACCACCTTTCAGCAGACGCATTGTTTTTACGCCACTGACAAGAGAAATTGCCGTTGCACCTGATCCACCACCTTTGGTAATTCTAACCTTTGGTGGATTTTGATTTCTATATCCAGTACCAGAGTTTTTTACAAGAATTGAAATAACTTGCCCATTATCATCAATTTTTGCAATTGCCGATGCACCATTACCAAAGGAAGGAATTGGTGCTTCAATAGAACGAATATGAACGGTTTTACCTAATGGATATGCTTCTTTGAAGATAATTGTAGATTCGTAGATACTGTAGTCTACGTTAGGAGTCAGAAGATTACCGTCTACAAGAACTACTGTATATTCAGCAGTGACTGGTACATAGGTTTCTCCAGAACGAAGAAGTGCAAACTCTCTTTCAGAGTTGTCAAAATCAGATTGAATATTATCAGTAACTCTAATAAAATCTTGAGAAAATCCCTTTAGATAAAAAATGCTAACATTACCTATGCTATCAGAAGCAGTTGGTGTTCTTGGTGCTTGAGCAAAGACAACATTAGTGCCTTCGATAGTGTAATCAACACCAGGAATTTGATATTCGTCATAAACTTTGATTACCAAGTGCTCTTGACTTGGAGGAGTGATGGGAAGATCGCCAGATTTTAGTTGGAATGATCTTGTAGTTCCATCAAACTGAAAATATGGATTTACGAGTTCAACCCATCTATTGCGGAAAGAATTGTAATCAATACCATCAGTGATAGCAACGTTTGGAGCCTGGGTTGCTCTTTCGTAGAAAATGATTTCGTCGCCAATCTTGATTGTTCCATTTTCTTCTACAAATCCGTAAACGTCTTCGACAATAATCGTATCAGAAGTCTCATCTACATCTTCAAGAACATATGCACCACCTTCAAGAAGTCGAAGGTCATATTCGTCAATGTCAAGATAATTTGTTAGGTTGTTGAGAATATTATAACTCAAACCAGTTTTTTCTTGAGACTTGTAATAGTACTCAAGAAATTTGACGAGTTGAGGGTTATCCCTGTCTATAAATTCAGGAACCTGTTCCCTAATAGCACGAGAGACCTTATTGATTTCTGTGTTCATTCCCTTCTACTAAGCAGTAATTATGTGAAACAACCTGAACCGACTACTACAGGTGATACAACCGTTGGAATTGGTGTCTGTGGTAGACTCGACTCGAATTGACCTGGCGTGATACTATTTAGTGGGATAGACGAAGGTGGAATAGTGCCAACAGTTGCCACTGTAACTGGTGGTTGTGGGAATGCAATAATAGTTCCTGGAGTTGTTGGAGTAATCGTAAAGTTATTGGATGGAATAACAATTACAGGAATAGAAAGATCATTATCGGAGATCACATACGTGTTTCCATCACCCGTTCCTCCAGTACCGCCAGAAGAACCAGTACCATCGCCAGTCCCGCCAGTGCCCGTACCTCCATCACCGCCAGTGCCCGTAGTGCCACCCCCATCTCCAGCACCACCACTAATAAATCCATTGTCTCCAGCAGCAAGTTGATCTACTGCAGTTGGTGGATTATTTTGATCGCCAATAATTGCTACTGGTCCTACAGTAATACTGCCACTTTCATAATCAACGGTCCCAAATTGGGGATTGGTCATAACTTGATTGCCACCATCGATATAGAAGGAGTATATATTTCCATAACCATCATCAGTAAAATATTGTTGAGTTGCTGGTCTATCAGTTGTGTAAAAAGCACCAGATAGAATGACTGGTTCTTTATAGCAGTTGCTACTTACCGCTTTACCAGAAGCATCAACAACTTCTCCCGTAGTTCCAATATTTTTAGATGGTGAAGTATCTAAAATCGGAGTACCATATTGAAGTGTATACGTATTTGCTAGATTTTTCTCTGGTTCAATATATTTGACTAGTGTAGTCTGAATTGAAGTACCTTCTAAAGAAGGATCTGCCAAAGAAATTGCACGAAGCAGTTTAGATTGATTATATGAAGCACCAAAGTTGTTTAGACCAGTCTGATCAGCAAATTCTGCCAAAGAGTTGTCAACTTTTGCTTGCAACTCAGATGCAGTTAGAGAAGTTTTATTTGGATCGTATGTAGTGAAGATTTTATTTGCAATATACAAATAATCTGGATCTGCAATTCTCGTTTCTAGAGATGCCATGGTGTATTTTTGCAAATCTTTAGCAATTTGCAATTTTGTAGCATTATTGAGTTTATTGCCACTCTGAGTTTTGATAGCAACGTAAACTTTTCCGTATACTGCTGGTGTAAGTTGATCTCCACCAAATGCAACTACGGAATCTGCGTTTGGATACACCCGTTTAGTCAGAATCTCATAATCTCTAGTTGTAACTGCTCTGTTTTGGGTTGCATAGTACCTAGGAGCAGCATATTTGATGGATTCCACACTCTCCCTAGGAGAACCCTCTTGAGAACGCTCATAGACGGTTACAGTAACCTGTCCAGCACTGTATTCAATACCGTTACTGTCAATAATTGTTCCTACAAATCCAATATCCTGAATATCGTTTGCTTCAGAACCATTAGAAACGATATATTCAAATTCAACAATCTCACCATCCTGCAATGCTCTACCAATAACACCATCACCGAAGAATACTTCGTATCTAAGGTCTGCTACTTCGTTCAGATAGTAAATTCTAGAGGTATTATTTAGTTGTGTGACAACATCCACCTTATTGTAGGTATCAACACTAGTAGACTGTTCGTTGGGTCTTACAGAAACCTTTAGAGTTGCTACATCGACATCTTCATTGGGGATGATGTATCTCTGTCTTTGGAATGTATCAACAGTATAAGAGTATGTTAGTAGAGCACCTTCGGTGAAGAGGACTTTATCGAGCACGGCTTTTCCGAGATTGTCTACGGAGAAGGTAATGTCGTTTAGTGCATTGAAAATATACCCATCACCAGCAACTGCTGCACCTTTTTTCAGCGTTACAAATCTAGGGAACTCTAAATTGCTCTGAATTGTCTGTAGTTCTAGTTTTACGCAAATTTTTGCCGAAGTAATAGACCTAGGAACATAATTTAGTAGTTTTGCGATATTAGCAACATTTGCTCTTGTAGATGCACTATTGATGAATGCTTCATTGATCAGCATATTTGACGTAAACGCCGAATAATACGTGTTATACGCCAGAATATCAATCAGATACGAAAGCGTTGATCCCTCAAAATCATAGTCCGTAAACTCATCCCGAGTCCTCAGATACGTTTTGATAGATGCTTTGATATCATCAAAATTTAGTGCTGTAAGATTATTTGGTTGCATTATCCGACTGGAGGTTCGAGGATGAAACTAACTTCTTCTGAGTATGGTGATCCAATAATGGTATATTTCAAATCAACTTGCAAATAATGTTCATCGGGATTGGGTATCACAGTCAAATTTTCAACTTGTATGCGCTGATCATAATTTCTGATTGTATTTATGATGTCTTGCTTCAATTCAGTTACTGTAAAAGGGTCTAGGGGTTCAAACAACAGTTGATACACCCTAGACCCAAAGTCCTGATTATAAAATTTTTCACCTGGTTGCGTTAGAACCAAGTTTTTGATTGATTGTTTGATGGCAACATCATTTTTTACTGCAGAAACATCTTTAGTTGATGGATGAACAGCAAAAGAGGTAATGATGTCTCTAAATTTTCTAGAAGTTTTAGAAACATCAGAACCTAATAAGTCTTTTTGTGGTATGTACTGTGCCATTATTGATGCCAGCGTTCAACATAATCGTCAAATCCGCCTTTACCTCCACATGGACGTGAATAACGGTCATTTGGAGGTTGTTTTGATGCTTTAGCAAGATAGTAATCAGATCTAGGATCGGTAATTAGTACCATTCCCGATTTGATGAACTCTTTCCCCTGGTCGGGGATTGGGTGGTTTGCCATGCTCCTCCTACAATAGTAGGGACTAGTGCCCCTTTTTATTTAGCGACCCTGCCCACGGTACTTCTTTTTAGCATTATTGCGAGAAGTTGCCGCATACTTTGTATTCTTAGATGCTCCCTGACGGGTAGACTTTGGTTTTCCTGGCATGAAGTTGACGCCAGAAAGACCTACTTTAGATCGCGTTGCCATAATTTAGCCTCCAATAAATACGTTTGCTGATCCTGTGGTAATTTTGCTCAGACAGGGTGGATACATAGGATCTCCAACTCTACACGCTGCCTTCTTCTCGATAAATACGGTTTTGCTTGTTGCTTTTGGTGCTCTCTGATGTCCAATACCCCCAGCGTCATCAGCACATGTAAAGACAGATGCATTACATTGAATAGGAACAATTGTAGGTTGTTTTTCAGGACATGGGGATGTATTCACAGTGTTCATACATGGACTTTTATGTTCCTGTAAGACATCCCCATCAACAATGGGAGCAATTTTGTTGATTTTTACCGTAACCGCAATAGGCGTTACTTTAGCAACTAATGGTGCGGGTGGCCATTGAGTGTAACCATCCATTGTCGCAACAGTCTTCTTTGGGGCAATTGTACAATTACCTCCAGCGGGAACACACTGAATAGTTGCGTGTACTACACCAGGGAGACATTTGCCGTGTCCACTACAGACACCAGCAAAAACAGCAGCAGCGGGACCTTTAGGCATTAGTTACAAACTGACTCGAATGGATTTCCAAAAGCTTCGGTAGCACTAACAAATGTGGTAGCTGCTGCCGTCATATCATTATATATGTCCACTGTTCCAGATGCAGTAAAACTTGCACATCCTCCAGAGATAGTGGCAGTAGGATATGAAAGTGAGGTCGTAACACCTGCAATTGGTGTATAACCAGGAGCACCTGGAGTTGGACAGTAATCAGTACAATCCAAACCTGGCATAGTGCAGGTAAGACTGATATTCATCGTAGTTTTAGTCGATGAATCGGGTGTGTACTGTCTCACATAGTATTTTAGGAACCGAGAAGCGCAGGGCATACGTGAAAATGACACGTTTACTGTCTGAACTTCCGTCTCATCATACACTAATTCTTTGTCCTCGTCAAGTGTTGCGTCAATAGCAGCGTTATAATTGTCCAAAGCAATTTTCATAGAACTATCTAGACCTTCAATGGGCGAAAATTCTGCGAATTTTTCAGGAGTTTCTGTGGTTCTTGGCATTGCATCAATAGCAGACTGAGGCAAACCTCCTGTTGAGGTCTCAATAACACGTTTTACGCCTGGATCTGTGCGTACATTTGTGCTAATATGCTTTCTTTCAGTGATTGTTTGCTGTGCAAACATAGATTCCTTCTGTTTGTAGTACTGATCTTTGCTAGTAGTCTGCGAAAGATCAATTTTAGTGACTTTTCCGACCAAAGTTTCCTTATTTTTTTGTTGTAAATCCGCTTTATTCTCTGCAATAAGTTGAGATGCAGATTTATTTTCTAATTTTTCAATTGTGCAGGTGTAACTCTGCCTCTTCATCTCCTTTATAAAGGCATCTGCAGACTCTTGGTCCTGAAAAACCTTACTATATTCCAAAGTAGAACCGCCTTTTTGCGTATAATTGGTCCCAGGAATCTTATATTCGGCAGGTCTGGAGTATTTTACGCGAATACCAGTGATTGTTTGCGTCCCTACAACCTCAGAAACACCATCAAAATCAAATTCTGCCGCTTTTATCTCCCCAACATGATCAAATTTACCCAAATCATTGAAGTCATCCGCCTCTTTTTGTAGATTTAGCGCAGCATCATCGTCTGGATCGCCCAAACCAGGAAAAGAAGTAACGTCACTATGACCAGTAGTGTCGCCAATACCCAGTACTGGAGGAGTAGAAGAGGAATATCCGCTACCACCATCAATAATTCTGACTGCAGTGATGCTTCCATTGCTAAATGTTGCTTCTACAACTGCCTGCTTACCACTAGAAATGGCAGGTGGAGACACACCAACGGTAGGTTCATACCCTAAAATGTTATAACCGCTACCACCATCAATGATATTAGCACCAGTAATCACCCCATTAGACACACTAAACGTAATATTGGGTTCAACCAAGTCATCATAAACGTGTGGAACATCGGGATCTATTTCTGCAGTGATGAATTGAATGGACTTACCAGGAAATTCATAAAATCCTACGATCATTCCACGGTCAGCAATACCCTTTCCTGCGGCAACAGTAATAGAACGTCCCGCAGATGTGGTGTATGATCCATCTTTTGTAAAATTACTTCCACTTCCATCTAGTTCTAAGACATGCCAAATAAAGTTTTCAATATCAGTATGGAACGTTCCCACAATAGTATGACCATTTACAGTCTCACCCCTAGAAATTAGTGTGCCTGTACTACCAGCAGCAACAGTCCTATCAACAACGGAGGTTACATTGAGTGTCCACGAAAACCCTTCTAGAGTGTCACTAAACGTAGAACTAGTACTATAACCCGTACCACCACTGATTACTTCTAGGATACTGACTAAACTACCATCATATGTGTATACATTATCGGTAAGATCCGTGATGTTAGGGCGGATACTAATCGCATACCTAAATCCATTGGGATCGGTAAACTCTTCAATATACCTCTCACCGAAATCATCTTGCCCCCAGGTTCCAGCACTGATGGTAAATTCACCATTAGATGCACCCTCAGACCATGCATTGTATGTGTTACCATCGATGGTAATCGTAAAACTGTCAACTGAGTTAGCCTGAGTAGTAGACAGTCCATTATATTTGAAAATAACTGTATTTCTATTTGTACCAGAGGCATAAATGGTAGGGTGTGGTTGATCACCATTACCTGTAAGATTGCCTTCTGGAAGTGAATACGAGACTGTAGTACTAGAAGGTACACACTCACCCTCAGAAGTCGTACATGGAATGCACTGCCAGAACGATGAAGACGTACTTGTGGTGGTTGTCGTCGTAATTGTCGTAGGTTCACCCGTCAATGGATCTTCTGGTCCTTCAGAAGTACTCGTACTACTCGAAGTATCAGTACGAGTAACTAGACGAGTTTGTTTACATGGAGTACCAACAAATGAACCTGAAGTGTCCCACATGTACGCAAAGTACATATCACTGTCTAACGGATAAAATGATAGAGCATTGGGCACATGTTCCCACACTCTCCAATTGGTACTAGTACTACTAGTACCGAATCCAGTGCCTTCAGAACGTTTTAGTTTTCCACAATATGCAGGAGCACTCAATGGATTGCTAGTATCGTCCTGACTAACAGCTACTACACTTGACCCGTACATGACCGCATCACGATCTACTGAAGGCCAATAAAAACTTCTATTCTGTTGAGGATACGTCCAAAATTGTACTCCCATTCCCCCAGTGGGTTGGTAGTTAGAACAATGCCCAGGAGTATCTGATGCAGACCCGTCAGTTTGGCAACCCATTCTTACATTCTTTCAACTTACTGTAAATGAGATCAAAGTTCTCTTTCATATTTAGATAATTCTCTTCACCCTCTGGTCGATACATGATAGCACCACTCAATACCATCTTTTGTAAAGCATTGAATGCTTCCTCTAATTGAATGATACGTTGACTAATAATACTAATTGCATCAGCAGTTGTCTTGTGAGCATCATTTACAGTCTGCCAATCAGTTTCTGTAATAACCACACCAGGAGGTTTTAGAATCTCTTTTAGGGTCTTGTTAGGATTTTCCATAGTATAAAAATTGGGAACGCGGTGGAGGACACTTTTTAGGATTCTACTTTCTTCAAAGTAAATGAAAGTTCACTGTCATCCACAGAATACTCTAATTCATCCCCAACTGCCCATCCGAGGTCTTCTATAACTTCATCTGGAATCGGAAGGATAAGATCTCCGAATTCGTCTTCTTCTAGCGTAACAGTGAATCTTTTCATATTTTTACAATCGATTTACCTGGGGATTGTCTGATGGATTCTCACCCTTCCACTCTTTCCAGTGTTGGATGACATGAGAGGTGTCAGTGGTGTGCCCAGCACTCGTCAAATAATCTGCACATTCGTACATCCGAGGATCTAAGAAATTTTCATATTTTATTAGAGTTTCTAAGACAAACGTCCGTAGATCTTGTCTCTCAACCCTGATAGCATTGTCCATAAAAAACCTCTGACGGGCAAAAATTTACTGGGCGATTTTTTTTATATAGCATGATAACACTCTCGCGTTTGGGAACCTTTGTAGGTTAGGGTAGTTATGCTTTTTTATATACGGCCCGCCCGACCGCCGAAAACCCGCGCCACGACTGGGATCTGGGGCGAGTTCTTTACATTTTATCGCCCTCAATCAACTGCCCAATGTAATCATCAGCATCGCCTAATACGTCTCCGACCCATTCATCTTCTGGCAGAGTCTCGGTATAAGCGTCGGAGAGGATTTCGGGAGAAAAGTCTTCAAACATGTGTGTCAGTTAGTGTTAGTTAGTGATCAGGCGTAGATGTAACCGTTGGTGAAAACACGCTCAACGTTGTTATCTTTGAGATACCAAACATGTTGGCGCTGATAAACACCATCAGTGGCACCATTGCAGAAGCGGTCGATGATAGCGTTTAGACGAGATTTGGTGGTATTGGATTGCCAACCGCCATCAAAGATCTCCAGAAAATCTTCTCCGAGCACTGCAATCTTGTTACCATGAAGACGAACGATCGAAGTGTTATTTTCTTCGTTGAATGAAACCGAAGTGTTGCCAGATTGCCAATCTTTGCTGTTAGCGAGAGCGGCATTCATTTGCTGTTCGATCTTACGCATGAGAGACGATTTGAGAGGGTTTAGAGTGTGGAGAGAGAGATCGGGTCTCATTCCCCTCCACTCCTATAGTATGGCACCTCTAGGGGCACTCAGGGGGGTTTGGTGGACACTTTGACCAACTGGCACATCGGTTATTGATAGAAACCATCCGATCTGTTTGATATAATCGAAGGGAGACATTCTAGGCGTCACAGGATAACCTTCCCCACGTCCTTCTCTAACACCATCGACGAAAATCTCTAGTTCATAAACTGAACGAAATTCCCCAACAAGTTCATCAGATTCATTATAAAGAAAGTAGATCATTTTGTCAATCCCCAGTGTGAACGTAATAGAGAAATCCTTCGGCAATCATATACTCCGAAGTTTTCTCTATCTTATCACTTAGTGTTTGCTGTTCAGTATCAACCAAGAACTGAAACAGTTTCACTTGCTCATCCACTGTCATTTGCTTGTTTCGCATAAACCTGTGGAAAAGTAGTTTGTATTCCTCTGGTCCTGTGAATTGCTTTGGCATTGTTTTCTGAACCCTGACAGTGTTATTATACATGAGATTGGGGATTTTGTCAAGTGGTTGTGATAGATTTGGATTCGTGATGTTTAGAGGGTTGACAACTCGTTAGCGAGGATGCTAAGACTACAATTCCTCCGAACATTATCAGAAGAATAACACACTCAACCACATTTATTTTGACATTTAGATAAAACCCCGCGTTTTCCACAATGTTAGATTTTCTTGTGGAAAAAGTTGTGGAAAACTATTCTTACTGTTTCTTTGAGAGTGAGAACAATGTAAGACAATTCCTCTTTGATTGTTGTTTGTGTGTTGTGATTACTTTCCATCTAATAGTATTACCTCGTGCCAATACTCTCTAAAACATAAGAGACAAACTTCATTGTTTGGTTGTTTAGCATGTGGATCAGGATTAGGGTAAGATCTTATACAAATGGTGATGTATCTGTCATCGATGAATCTAACAAAACCTTTGAAATCTTTCCACTGAACATGATCATCTAGAGAAAAAGTTGTTGTAGTGGGTTTAGTTTGGGAGGGTGCATTGCTGTCCATTTCGTTGTTAGCGATGGGTCAATGATTGATCCTGGTTTCTTGCTATTGATTGGGGAATGAATAGCACGAGTTTTGTTATGAATAAACCCCCAGATTGTTTGGACTTGTTCGTTAGTGTAAGTGAACTTATTAGGGGGATGGACTAACCATACAGCAGTGAAAGTTTTATTGAATGGTGTTACTTTGTAGTGATAGTCTTTTGGGGGTTTGTGTGGTAGAGGGGGATCAATAGCGATTGGATTGTTCATACAATTTACGATCAAGATAGTCTAAATGTTGATCGGGCGTCATGTAATCTTCAACACAACCAGTATAATATATGTGCGAACGAATAGGGCGAGTGTTGTTACGAACTGAATTGGTTTGGCGTTGTTGACGTGACATCGAATCAGGGAAAGTAAGGGGTGAGAATGTTACGATAGTCGATGTATTTGATACAGAAACCAACAGCAGATGTGATTTCTTCGATTAGATCATCGGGGTCAGATGCTTCCCAATATGATCCTAGAATCTCCTCGTAGATTTCCTGTTGTTCATTAGGTGAAAGTTCAAAATTGTCATCCTCAAAATCAAATGTGATTTCAGTGATTTGGTATTGCATTAGTTGAACAAATCGTTGAGGATAGATTTAGCAGTAGGTTCGGGGCGGATTTGCTCACTTGCCCAGTCTAATCCGTTTGCAATGTTAGAACGAGTGTCAGGGGAGTTAGCAATCAGAACACCGATGACAATGAGGAGAAGAACTTTCACTTGAGTTGCGTAGAAGTTTGCGGAACGAGATTTAGTGAGTGACTTGAGCATGTTAGTAACGAGAATCACCTGCGACGATTGCATCATCCATGCCCGCAACTTCTGCTGCTTGCTCCCAAACATTGTAGAACATATCCCAAGCATAGTTGTCTGCAACGAAGGTGGAAATGTCACACATTTCGCATACCCAATCGTATGCCATATCTGCATCTGCATTGTTATCAACGACGAAATCGTAGAGTTGTCCGATAACATCGCAGAAGCGAGAATCTTCTGCAAGAGAAACAAAGAACTTGCCAGTTTCGTTGTCGATCATGATACGCTTGCCAGTGATGGAGTGTGCAGATTTGTGAGTCATTTTGTTTGAGGTTAGTGTGTGTGGGGTTCGTTTCCCCCCCGTTGAAACCAATATAGGGCATTTGGGGGGTCTGTGCCAGAAAAGTGGACACCGTGCCGACTGGCACACTAGTTCTTTACACTGTGGCAGGTGACAGACTAACATCAACTCGCTTTAGATTCAATCCAGCAAGTTGGTCAATCACGCGATCGTGGATCTTCGTGCAAGCATTTTTTGCACGAGATTGTTCATACCAAATGGTCGTACATCCGTCGTTGGTCTCTACTTGAACGCGAATAGTTTGAGTCATTGGAGTGTGAAATTGGGGATGAAAGTGAACTCGTATTTACCATCTTGCGGATCAACTCCGCCCACTAACCATTCTTCACAAATTGCAATCGCATCTTCATTGTTTCCTTCTTTGATACGATCTTGCATTGCTTCAAACAACGTGTCTGCCATGTTGTCGATAGAATGTTCCATTTCAGGGGTTTCGTCGTTGTTAGTGAACAGGTCGAGAGTTGAATCGTGCATTGTTAGAAACTCAGAAAGGATTGGTCCAGTTGTTGTACTGATTCTCGGAAATGTAACCCTCTTTGCAGAGTGAATCAGTGAAGTCATTCCATTCGGTACGCTTCCAAACTACGTCATTCTTGAGTTTGGGATGTGCAATAGTGATGACTTTCCAGTTATGACGAAACTGTGAAAGTGCTTGTGCTTTTGTGATGGTTCGCATTGCGTTCCTTTCGGTTGATGCTTATAGTATGGCACACCCTAGGGGCGTTCGGGGGGTTTAGTGTGCAGTTCGGTGATTGGCACACACGTCATCGTAAGATGCACCTACGGGGATAGATTTGCAGAAACGTTCTAACTTAGCGTCCTGCATTTTGCTGACTGATTGAATGGCAGAAGAACCAATCACACCGCCCATGATGAGAACAAAAGCGAGAAGAATGAAGCGCATCAGATAACCTCCTGTGCCAGGAACTTGTTGATAGTTTCTTCAGGCACGAAATCTTCACAAAACTCGCGCAACTGTTGCTCGTCTTCCATACAATAGAGAGAATAGATTTCATCTAAAATCTGATAATCGCTGCACGATTGCATGTTATTCTCAATAGTATCGATGGCAAAAGATACGAGATCTTGCATATCCATAGCATCAACAATCTGTTGAGCGTAGGTTTCAATTAGTTGTGCGCGTTGCATAGTCATTGTGGTGAAATAATGCGGAGAAAAGGATCAGCAGCAGGCAGGAGAATAGTTAGAAGAATCAGTCAGAAAGTCTGTGACTTCGTAACCAAGATCAAGACGCGCATTTACGGTTTCGATCATCTCTTTACGAGACATAAGACGGATGGATTTAGTCATTTCATCACCCATAAACTTGAGGGTGTAGACAAACTTATCGCTGAGAATTGCATGGGGTTGAAACTCAACAACCATAGCGCGGGATTGACCTTTTGAAGTGAGTTGCATGTGCTTTGCTTTGTTTGACTCTTATAGTATGGCACCCTATGGGGCGGAAATCAATCGGTAGTGGACACTTTGACCAACTGGCACACCCTAGAAAACATTAGTCCACCTCGCGTGATTTGCTTTGCTGATTCTACCCTCTGCCAACATATTGTCGCAGACGTTGACAAAGACTTGAAACTTTTCCTCTCTAGTGAGAGAATGTGGTTCAGCAGCAGTAGAAATCACCCTAAGCATTTGTGCCTTTGATGTAATCATTTGATGGAAACGTTGAAGTTTTGAAGATCAGTTTGTGTGATGGTTTCTTTACCCGAGAGCATCGAAAGATCCTCTCTAAGTGTCCACATTTTGTCATCTTGTGCGATAACAGCAAACCCGAAAACACCTGCGGTTGGCATCATGTAGAGACCATGCTTTTCTGCCTGTTTAGCACTACCAAACCCACGGGCAGTGATAGTCCAATCTTTACCGAAGTATGCACAAATGAAATCAGTCATTATAATCAACCTCCGAAGTTGTCATCCATGAAGGCAGAATCCTGCCCACGATCATCACCGAACATTTCAGTGTAGAGGTCAAGATTCTGATTCTTGTACTTCTCGTTGGTCATCCAGATCTCTTGCTCAATCCATGCAAGTTCTGCGCGTTTCTTTAGCAGTTGCTCACGCAGATCGTAGAGTCGTTGATTGCGTTCGGTTAGAGTCATTTGTGTTCCTTTGTTTGACTCTTATAGTATGGCACACCTGAGAGGCATCCACAAGCGCCTGTGTGCCACTTTAGGCAACTGTCACACCCCAAACCCTCCTTTATCTTCTTTTTCCATCCTACGGTTAGCATCAACGATCTCACGAAGTTTATTCTTCATGAATCTCAACTCTTCCTCTTTGTAGAGAAATGGGTTATCATCACCGTTCTGAATTGCTTTCTTCAGTTTCTTGATTTGCGATCGAATTGTTGGCATTGGTTTGTAAGAAATCATCGGACAATTTGTTGCTCGTAATATCCATCGCCCATTATTCCTTTGACAGAATAATTGACAACGACATTCAGTCTATCATCATTTGATAGATTTTCTGGTGTTCCATGAAACGTAAATGCAGGAAATATGACCATTGTTCCTGCTTGTGGACTGATAGTCATTTCATTAGCATTTAGTTCATTGGATCTTTCTAGTCTGGGTTTCAATGATGGCGTCATCCAGGTATGACGTAGACTCTCTTTTTCAAACTTTAGTCCACCACCATCCTCAGGCATTTTAGTGTAAAGTATGCCAGACCAGAGACAATTCTCATGGCAATGTTGTGGAGCAAAGTCTAATGTCTTGTGCCACATTGACCACGAGCGATTGCAATCTAGTTTAGTTGACTCTTTATCAACTGCCAGGGCATCATACACATAGTGATGCATTTCTGCTTTGATTGCATTAGAAACGTCATCAAACTGTGGTAGTTTGAGAATCTCTTTGTTGACAGTTGTTTTACCTGTTGTGTTGTTACCCTTTACATCTTCCCACTCAAGATCTAGAAGACGTTTGTTGACATCTTCTAGATCAAGATTGTACTTTAGATGTATATCCTCTTCGATGTAAAGTGGGATTGCGAATAGTGGTAGAATTGCCATATCATTTCATATAAAGGTAACCACCTGCCCAGTCTGCTTTCTCATAACACTCCTCGCGAGATTTGTCATCGAGTAGATTATAACGAGCACCCTTTGCAGGAGACTTGAATGATGCAGGTTTGAAAACATCGCCCGTCTTCTTGTCTACAAAGGCATGAACTGAGCGACTGCTAGAGTTATCCTGCTCCATGATAATCTTATAGTATTTACGTCCTTCTTCAATAGGAAATGCAACCTCAGGATCACTATTAGCGATCTGATCTATGCGCTTTTGATGATAGTCTGCCTCAGACATGTTGCCTGCATTGGCAGCAAAGAAAAGAGAGCGTTTGTGTGATTGCATACAGCGAATCTTATAGTCCATGACTAGATTCTCACACAGCATGAGAGTATAATGATCTACCTGTTCTTGAGTTGATTGGCGTTCACCTTCGGTTGCACAATACTCAGCAAAAGACATACGTTCTTTCTCTTTGTTGTTGAGATGGATTTGATACTTGATTGCAGACATAATCAGTTTTCGTTGAGGAAATCGTGAAGTGCTTCTTGATACTCTTCGTAGGAAGAATAACGATCTTGAAGATGTGCAGGAACTTGCTTTGCAGCAGGTTTCCGACAGTCACTGGCATCATAACCAGATTCGATGAGAGTTTGAACGTATGGATTTGAGTGCATTTGTTTCCAGTAATTAGAGTCGAACTTTGGCATCATTGGGTTTTTCCCTTTGATTGCTTAGCAATCTTAGCACCTGGGGACCGCTTTCGGCGTGGTTTGGGTGCAGTTTCAGGATTGGCACACTCTAGTACGAATGTACCTTTCTTCAACTTGTATTGTTTGATATACTTTTCCGCGTTCTCTTTGCAGTGGAAAAAGCATAGTTTCATGGGAGGTTTTTTCCTCCCTTCTTTAGGTCCATCCTGGTGTTCTAGACGCCAGGGCATACTCTCGTAGGGAAACTTTTCAGACATATTCATCCATCCAGTAGAAGTCTTCAGGCATACCATCGAGGAAGAATGTGCCGCTATTTACTTTCTTTCCGCCATGCTGATTGTAGATCCATTCATTCTTCTCATTGACAACCATTACATGCTTCTTGATGGTATCTTTGTCAGCATAGAAGAAACAAATGCTAGAATGATAGACGGCAACAAATACCATCACATCGTAATCTTGCGCGGGACGGATCTGCTGCCAGCGGAAATGTGTGCCCTTATCCCACATGAATGATCCTTTGATCTCTACCTTTAGACCATCAACAATACGATCGTGATCGCTATTCTTGGGTTTCTCTACTTTCTTGCCTTTGCTAACACAATACTCCTCAAAGATCTTCTCAAAATACTTACCTTTCTTCTTGCTGCTGAGTTGCTTCAGCGGTTGAAATACGCTGCCATGATAGTAGTCATCGTCATGCTCATTGAGAATCTCAGCATAACAATCAAGTTTCTGGAATTGAGTGGCGTGAAGCATTGCGAATCTCTTTGACCTTTATAGTATTGCACCTTTCACGGTGCTTTGCAAGTGATAGTGGACAGTTTGACCAACTGGCACACTATCCCCAGTTTTCCATCCATTCTGCTAAAGTGTAACCTTCATCCGTACAGGTTTCTTCCACTAACTCTTCGAGAGTTAGTTTCTCTATGTCTGCACGATACTCCTCTGGAGTAGGATCTTCGGGATCATAATCGTCATGGCAGAGATACTCCCACTCTGCCACCAGTGCATCAATCAGTTGTTGTTTAGTGTAGTTCATAAATCAGCAATATGCGAGGGGAGGAATACCTTCCATGAAGATCTGGTTGACAACATTCTGCAAACGTGCAGCGATAGCGTTACCCATCTTGTAACCTGTAGGCATAGTCACGATGCCCTCTTGTTTCTTGTAAAGGTGAAACGCACCAGCAGGAATCAGACCCTGAGCAACAGCAGCACGGTCATCTTTGTGGACACGGATAACACGACCGATCGTCTGTGCCATCTCAATGATGGGCAGATTACGCAGCAGAATAGTATGCGTCAGACCAGGAACATTGATGCCCTCAGAGAGAATGGAATAGTGGAAGATTACAAACTTCTTGCTATCATCAGCACCCCAAGATGTGAGGGTCTGGAAGAACTCTTCACGACCAACTTTGCGATCATTGATGATAGCACCAAACTTGCTGGTGATGTGCATCACGTCGTAACCTTTGCGGTAGAAATACTCCAGAATGTCAGTCTGTCCGAGCATGTTACCCAGCACCTTAGAAGATGGTGCAGCAACCAGAACTTTAGGATTCTGGAAGACATCGAGTTGCTCAAACATATCCTTCAGATTGTCTGCATCAACCTCATGTGCGTTATGCTTAGTGCGGGTGCGATTGGTCTCGAAAGGAACAATGCGGGGAGGAACGATTGCACCTGCTTCGATGAGTTCTTGAGCAGGGACATTGCAGAGAGTGCCACCATAAACGTCGCTATTGTTCATGCCACGAGTTACACTAGTGCCGCGACCAGTGCGAGGAGTTGCAGTAAAATAGTAGCGACGTTTGGCATACTGTGCGGTAGCATATACAGCACCGAAGAAGTGACGACCGCAACCATTGTGTGCTTCGTCGAAGTAAATGGTATCAATATCGATGCCACTATCTACAACACGGGGCAGAGAATGATAGGTGGTAAAGATCAGCGTAGACTTGGCATTACTGCGCCACAGAGTAGCAGCAGAAGCAATCTCTGCTGGTTTGGTAGTGCTGAAGTGGTGAGTTTCGCCACTGTGAACGTGCATAACGCGAGTCGAAGTAGCAGACACAAACTCCATGAACTCTTCGCACAGTTGATTAGCGAGAAGAATACGGGGAGCAACAACAACTGTAGTGCTACCCTGTGCAGCACGAGCAAGACAATCAGCGATCATGATGTAAGTCTTGCCACCACCAGTAGGCACAATGATCTGACCCTTATCGTGCTTCTGCATTGCATCGAAAGCACGTTGTTGATGGGGGCGGAGTTGCATTACGAGTTGATTTCTCAAGTATGCATATAGTATTGCATAAAAAAAGTCCCCTGTCAAGAGGACTGTGACGCTTATTCAGGTGGCACATTGCGTAAGTGCAGTTTGTCAATGATGTCATCTACTTGTGCAAAGAGTAAATCATACTCTTCTGATGTAACTGTCTTATCATTGTAATAGTGTTTTTGCAATTCTGCAATATACAAAAACATTGCACGTCTAGCGATTTCTTTCTCTTCATGTGAGAGAATTGCGGTGCGAAGTGATGTCATTGAAGTCAATAGCGGCGGAGAGTCTTCAAATAGTCAAGAACATATGAACGAATGTACATAAGTTCGTGATAACATTTTTGGTTGTGAGCACACTGACGCAGTGCTGGATCTGGTTTTAGTACAGATTCGACAAACAAATCAAGTCCTCGGTTGAACTTGATGTCTTCGCTTTCGTTTTCAAACATGTGATTTTCATTCAACCCTTACATTATATCTAGTATGTTAGGGGTTGTCCATGGAGGAAATCTAAAGATTATTCGTATTCAATGACGCAATCATTAGAAAGTTCATACTCTGGATAATCATCATACTCATCGAGAGTATAAGTATCATCCTCATCCATAGTTTCGTTCATAATCAATACTCGTAGTTTTCGTAGTTATAGTCTGAGTTGTTGTCCCAGTTTTTGTTCTTACGTTTCTTATTCTTCTGGGCATCAATAGTTTCCCAGTTGTTACGAGTGCTGCCACGTTGACGCTTTTCTCGCAGTGATTTACTACCGTAGGAATAGTAATCATCTGGATTGCGGCGATAAGTACGACCCATCTGTTTGTGTTGTGTGTTGAATAGACGACAATGTATATAGTACCCCAATCATGCAGATTTGTCAATGATTAGGGTACGGTTACCATCAGTAATCGCAGAGAGGTTGTTCAGTAAGATACTGACTCGCTTTCACCTCAGTTTTGTCCTCAGTTTCGATCTCAGTATCATTCTGCACGATAAGTTCGTCGAAAACATACCCAGATCCACGCAAGAAGTCAGCGATGTTTGCTACTGCATCGTCAAGAAATACAGTCTCAAACTTTTTAGTAGTCTTTGCTCCGTCTTCATCAACAGAGGTGAGTTTGAAGGTAGGCATAAAAGAAATCCGTGGACCTAGGTATCATACCACCTCAGATCCACGGAGTCAATGTTAGTGTGTGCCAGTTACTATTCTGGTTTGGGTAACTGGTCCTTCACACGCTGGTTCAGGTAGTAAAAACGACCAGTCTTAGCATCCTCACCGAACTTTCCTGCTTTGATGTCATCGAACAGAGCACCAAGTTGTGCATCTAAACCAGGATATGCTCTGATTCTTTCACGTTGATATTGATCATTAGTCCAACGTGTTCTCAGGATTTCAAGTCTCTCAACTGCCTCATCATAGGAGAATGGTGGAAGACCTTTCATCAGATTCCATGGGTCTCCAGTAGCAGGATCAATGCCACGATTGAGACCCTGAATCTCATCAGGGATACCATCTCCATTCATGTCGGTATCAAACCACTTGAATGCTTCTGCCCAGTTGTCTCTAGTAATGTCATACCAGGACAGCATATTAGTGAACTCATACCGCTCACTATCTCTACACAGAGATGCAACAGCATCTACAATGTCAGGTTCTTGTAGTTCTAGAGGATTGTAAAACATATCAATATCTCGTTAGGTTATATGTCGTGAAGTTAGTGGTGTTGACCTCCCACACTTCGATACATGAGTTGTTCCAACCATTGCGACGATAGTCATCACCAATACCACAGTTCACACGATAGTTCACATCGTTGTGTCTATCCATATAGATTCTATACTTATGGTTCTGTGTATTATTTACAACAGGAACATATGCAAAGAATGAACCAACCTCATACCAGTCACCAAGACCGTTCACATAGTTTGAGTGAGATCCCATGTCTAGGATTCTAGACCAACCAGCATTATTGACGTTTCTGAATAGACCGAAACCAAATCCGTCAGGGTTAGATGGACCACCAGAGTCATCAACAACACTGGACCAATAGATTCTGTGCCAGTTGTTACCATTCTCAGGAATACCACAGTCGATCTCAGTACCATTGATGAACATCATGTTCGATGTACTAGTACCACGACGACTAGAGCAGGTTTGATTCACTGTAGTGCCACCATTTGCCCACACTCTTACAATGTTCTGCTGGGCAGTTTGTGGAACCCAAGCACTACCATTCCAAGTGAGTTGTTGATTGACTCCAGGAGAACCTGCACTAAGATCTGTTAGATCATTCAGTGCCACATTTTTGGTAGTGATAGCAGTGCCATCAGTAAACTGAACACCAGTTGCACCTGTTGTAATAGTAGAGGCGTTGACTGTTCCTACATTTAGTTGGGACATTTTCTACACGGTTTTCTTTTATTTATGATTCTGGGATAGGTGTAGCATAATCTGCTCGCAAATGCACAGGAATCTCTGGTGCTGGTGGTGCAAACTCATTCTTACCAATCACCATGACCATCACACCATTCCACCAACCAAGTTCATCCTCAATGTCTTGAGAACGTAGAACTTTCTTGAATAGTACAGCAAACTTACGATCTTTACAGAGTCTATCTACTGCTTCAACAACACCATCAAAGTTACAATCATCCACCACAAGTGTGAACGGATCAGTTGCAAACTGATAGAACTGCGACAGATTCTGATATGTTGACCTAGCATCATGATCTGCATCGTAGAAGATCACCTCAGGTGGATACTGTTCATTTAGTTGAGACAATGAAAAGATGTCTCTGTTCATAAACAGAACAGCATTGTCACCCATATACTTCTCAGCATTCTTTTTGAACTCAGAGATAGGATCATCAATAGGTTCCCAGGGAATATCATCACGAGCAGGTGCAATGTTCTCCTGACTGTAGTTATCAATGGCATATGCTTTCACGTCATTGCCCATTATTGCTGCCCATAGTGTGCTACCTACGAAACAACCTAGGTCAGCATATACTACAGGATTACCATCAGTGGACTTGCACAGATTGTTGAGCAGGTGTCTAACTTTATTGGAAGATAGACCCTTCACATCATATCCTTCCTCGTTGAAATTAGATTGATGCAGTAGTGCATCTTCGATTGCTTTCTGTGCTCTCAATACTTGTGGATGTAACACTTTATTCTGTCTCCTATAATGTGCATCAACAACAGACTCACAATAGTTGCAGTCCCAACATTCAAACTTACACGTCTTGATCTTCTCTCTCCAGATGTCAATAGGTTTCTCTTCCAGTTGAACATCTTCAATATACTTATCAAACTCAGGGAATAGTAGTGGTTCACCTTTACTCCAGCGTTCAACAATATCCATCGATTCTTTCAATCGCATCATGCTCTCGCGTCCATGCATCTTGAAACAATCAATACCATAGTAGTTGATAAACTCGTCCCAATCATCACGCCAGGGCGGCAGGTTTGCTGCTTTTAGTGAGGTAGAACTATCAAGTGAGTCCCACTTCTCACAAGATTGAATACTAATCTCATCAGCAAAGTATTGCACATCATTCTCTGGTCCTTTGGTGCAGTTGTAATGGTAGTGCTCATCCATCATGGGACAACCACCCCAACAACCCTCATTTGTCAGCAGAGATAACTCTACTGGCATACCTTCACGAGCACAGTATTCTTTTGCTTGCCTGATTCTATACAGAGTATCAGCATCACGCATCAAATCTCTGTCTAGGTTGATGTAGTGGAATCCTGCCTTTGCTAACTCTACGATCTCCTGTGGTTTAGTTACGTTACGCAGAATGGTATTCTTGATGAATAGATCAGGGAAGATCTTTTGGATCATACCAGATGCAACCCAGTGAGTATGTGGTAGCGTTACAATACGAACACCAGCATCATAAACTGGTTGGAAATATCTACACCATGTTCTCAGATTATCCATCGTTGGTGGAACATGAATGTTATTGAATGTAGCAGACAGTGGTAGATCACTAAGTTCTGCAATCTTCAATGCATTGATAGTTGTCGCCTGATACATCTCAGGTTCAGTGTACACATCACCCATCGCATCCTGTGTGAACGGTGGGATCCTACATGTGAAATATAAATCTCTGATGTATTGATGATTTAGATTCAAGAATGGGACAAATGTCTCCATCATAAACTTCTCATCCATCTTGGGATTGATGGGGAGACTGAACACTTTATTCATGATTATTTGATTCTTCTATGTTATCTAGGGTCTTTTTGCAATACTCCATCAGTAGATTGATAAAGTCTTGTTCTGTCCAGTCATTGAATATACTTTCGTAAGGATCATTCTCATCCCATGAGATTTCAAATGTCCCATCTTCAATTTCTTTCACATCAATCATCTGCACATACACCCTCTCTATTGAACTTCTTGCGACACTTCTTCACCTCTTTGAGTTCATCTTTGATCATTTGATATGCATCCTCAGCAGAGATCTTTCGTGCCATTTCCATAGCAGTGATGACCTCCACTCGTGTGCCAAAGTGTTTGAGTGCTTCTTCAAAACAGTTTAGTTCTTCGTACATAGTTATGCTGGATAATCCCAATTAGTTATTTGTCTTGTTTTGTAGTCTGGTCCCCATCCGCCAGTATAGATGAAAGGAGCAGTACGAATGGGGCAACTGTCGCCAGTACAGAGAAGATCATCAACGATCCTCCAGGATTCCATAACTTCATCTGCATGAACAAAGTGAGATTGGTCACCATGAATAGCATCATACAATAGTTTTTCGTAACCGTCAATAGATCTATCCTCAGGATATGCATGAGTCAGTGTTGCTGTCTCCACATCATCATTGAATCCTGGTGCTTTCATATCAATACGAATATCCAGGTGAGGATGTGGTTGTAGACGCATAACAATACGATCATTGTATTCATGACCAGTGAATAATTGTTGTGGCGGTGATTTCAATTTGATCACAACTTCTACGCATTGATATGGCATTTTCTTGCCAGTCATGACGTGAAAAGGAACTCCCTCCCAACGCCAGTTATCGACGAATAAAGTGCCAGCAAAATAGGTAGGAGTACCACTATTAGGATCAACGCCCTCTTCATTACGGTAACCATGGTATTGTCCAAGAATAATGTTCTCAGACATTCTAGTGGCGGCAAGCACCTTTGTCTTCTCACGTCTGATTTCCCTGGCATTCATTTTACTTGGTGGTTCCATTGCTACAAGTGCTAGCACTTGAAGAATGTGGTTCTGTAACATGTCACGAACTTGTCCTGCTGTCTCGTAGTATTGAGCACGACCTTCACAACCAATAGTTTCGGTTGCAAAGATTTGCACCTCTTCTACATACTGGCGGTTCCAAAGTGGTTCCAGAAGAATGTTGCTGAAACGAGTAGCAAGTATATTATTGACAGTATCTTTACCGAGATAATGGTCAATGCGATATACTTGTTTCTCGCGTAGACATCTAGCAACCACAGTTGATAGACGATCAGCAGATTTATAATCGTGCCCAAAGGGTTTCTCAATAACAACACGGGAGAGTTCTGGGTTTTCGAGGAGTCCTGCTTCTTTGAGATTGATGATAGCATTCTCATAGCGTTCTGGGGGTACGGATAAGAAGTAAGTTGAATCATCTGCATCTGGTAGATTTTTCAATGACTCTGGACTATCCAGATCAGTGCTGATCCAATCCAAGCGATGTAAAAAATCTTCAGGATATTCTCCCAAAGATTCCACCCATGTTTGTTTTGCGATCTCACGACGAGATGTCCCTACAATCACAAGATTACTTGGAAGTAAATCTTTCTGGTGTAGTTTATACAGAGCAGGGATTAGTTTTTTCTTTGCCAGATCTCCAGTAGCACCGAAGATTACTATCTGATAAGTAAGTATTTCAGTGAGCGGTGCCGTTTCCGTCATAGTCGTCCGAGTCGTAGTAGTCATTTTCACCTTTTCGTATCCCGAAATATATTGTGGATAGTACAAATGGTATTGCTGTCCAAAGTAAGACATCAGCGAATTTCATTATTCTCATCCAATCCGAGTTCGTTTAGATAATCAATCCACCACTGGGGATTATTCTTAGTTTTCCAATCGGGGACATCTAATCCCCTCTCAGAGTACCACTCAAAAAAAGCATTATCTATAATCTGTGCGGTCTGAATAGTCTTCATCCTCATTATCAACGTCTTCATATGCATTTGCCACATAGGGTCCGTGGGGTCGTTTTGCATCCCATTTGCCATATTCAACCTCAGCGTTTACTGCTGCAACCCATACAGAGAGTTTCATTATTATGTAGATAACTACTAAAGGTAGGAAACAACCGACCAGGATGAGTGTCTGTGTCATCTTACATCGTGTCCTCCAAACATAAATCTCATACCATTCAGAATCTTGGACGCGAAAGCACCAAGACGGCGCGACTCAAAGCGCGAATACAGAGCACTGCTGATGACAGGAGCGGGTACGCCAAGATCCACAGCAGCGTGAACCGTCCAACGACCCTCACCACTGTCTGATACTCCCCCATCGAAGTTGCTAAGTTCTCTATCGTTGCGTAGAACATCAGCGGTAAGATCGAGCAACCAACTACCAACCACGCTACCACGACGCCATAACTCAGCAACCTTAGCAACGTCAATATCATAGCAATAACTCTCAGGATTTGACATTGGTGCTACCTCAGCATCACCCTCTTTCACATACTTAGAACCAGCATTTGCTTCATGTAGGATATTGAATCCCTCAGCATATGCTTGCATAATACCATACTCAATACCATTGTGAACCATCTTCACAAAATGCCCTGCACCTGGTCCGCCACAATGCATCCAACCGTACTCCTCAGGATACCAAGTGAAGTTGCTGTCAGGTTGAGTCCTGGGGGCAGCATTGTATCCTGGTGCGAGGGCATCAAAAATTGGGCGACAAACGGAGACCGCAGTATCTCCGCCGCCAACCATAAGACAGTATCCACGCTCCAAACCATAAACACCACCACTAGTACCACAGTCAATATATTGGATGCCAAGTTTAGACAACCTCGCTGCCCTCTTGCGAGAGTCTTCAAAATTGGAATTGCCATGATCAATAATAATGTCGCCTTCACTACAATATCGTAGTAGGTCATTGATAGTATCCTCTACTAATTCTGCTGGAACAACCATCATGTAGACACCAGGACGATTAGCACTAACTACTTGAACAAGATTTTCAATAGAAGTGGTACATCCACTGATATAACCCTTTTCAAATTGTTCTTCTGCTTTCTGATAATTTCTGCGATACCCATGTACTTCATGTCCTGCTGCGATTAGACGGCGAGACATACCCTCGCCCATTCTTCCTAAACCGATAATTCCTACTTTCATGGGTTGTGGTTCTTATTTGATTTGATTTGATTATATCCCCAGACTGCTAGGGTGCCGATACCTAGACCAGCAATACAGCAAAAAAACATATGAATAAGGTGTTCAAAGGTTGAGTGGTCAGCGTGATTCATCCGAAATACATTACAGAGAGTGTGAAGATAACAAAGATGATGATAGTAAACATCATCAATCCTACACCTGCCCAGACGACCCAAGCAGGCATAGGTTCATAGTTGTGATTATGAGACATGTACTGTTCCAATCATGCCCGCACCTTTATGGGGAGCACACCAGTAAGTATAATCTCCTGGTTCGGAAAAAGCAATATCAAAACTTTCACCTGGTGCAAATGCAAGTCCTTCGTGGGAAAGTTCTGGATGGTCTTCTACCACAACATTATGTGGTGGAAGCATGTTATTAACAAAGTGAACTGATTCGCCAGCAGCAATAGAAACCTCTGCTGGTTCGAATACTAGGTTGCCATTGGCACCCATCTGGACATCTACAGCCCATGCAGGAAGTGCAAAGAAAAGAGTAGTGAAAAGTGCGAGAAGAAACTTCATTAAGTTCTAGCAACTACCACTATCTATAACTTTTATCGATACTCACTTGCGATTTTGTTTGGTAATCAACATCGTTCCAATGTCTTACTG